ACTTCACAAATGTTTGGGGCAACCCGAACGGTGCTACTGATGGGTTTACCCGCAGCAACATCGTTGACTTCCTGAAGATCATGAGCACAGGCTTCACCCCTGGTGGTGGAACACTTGGTCAGTACAGTACTCCTATTCGCCTCAATCCCGATCTGATCGTGATGAACGTGAATACAGGACGCGAGTACCTCAAGTTCCAACACTCCAACATCGGTGATCTCTCCGAAGAGCTGTTCAAGAACGGTCTCACGGAAACGACCCTGTTGGGACAGAAGCACTTGTTCACCATCAAGGATGACATCATCAAGGACGGTGAGGTTTACGCCTTCGCAGCTCCCCAGTTCCTGGGCAAGTTCTATGAGCTTGAGCAGCCTACGATGTTCGTGGATCGCAGAGCGTTCATGCTTGAGTGGTTCTTGTATTCCAGTATTGGTGCAAGCCTCGGTAACTGCTTTGGCGTCTCGAAAGCTAAATTCTGGTAATACAGAATAGAAAGTTCACAGGCCCAGCAAGAAATTGCTGGGCCTTTTCTTTTGTAGTTATATTGTTAACAACAATTCATGTTCATGTTTTTCCTAAAAATATCTTAAAATATTTTTTTAGAAAGAGATGCACTAGAGACAACTGACATGCTACAATTAACCCATGGCTCTCTACAACAAAAAGGGTTCAGAGGTACAGGCTTCTCTCTGGAGTCAGGACAAACCACACCCCCATGTCAAGAACCTGAAGTCTACACAGGGTCCTGACCCCATTTGTAGATTCTGCAAAAACAAAAACAGTACACATGGGATCATTCAGAGCAACGGCAATCTATTTAAGGTTTGCCCTGGTGATTACATCCTAGAAGCATCTGGTCAGTACTACCCAATGAGCCCAGACGTATTCAAATCAAACTTCCATTAATGGACAACTCTCTTACCTTGAACGCAAACAGTATAGTTCCTGGAAGTTTCAACGACGACGATCACCACATACATCCCGTCCCAGAGGCTCCGGCGCTGTATGCTATTGTTATTTTACTAATATTCTTTATTGCGAGTAGAATCTTTGATAGATTTAAGCGATGAACAAGTACGCCAATCAATACTTCGATAATTTAGACAAGCAGGCATCCTGGAACATAAATGGTGGCCTACAAAATGATACAATCCCAAGTTCTGCAATAGTTGCTGGGTCTATGGGAGCTTTGGGTGCAAAGGGGTTGATGGCAGGAGGAACTATTGGTGCTCTTAGCGGAGCAATAGACCCAGGTGTTGATGAGCAGGGCCATCAAAAGAGCCGCATTAAAGAGGCTCTCAAGAGGATGCTTGCTGGTGGAGCTGTTGGACTTGGAGTCGGAGCTGCTGCAGGAATCCCTGTTGGAGCAATTACCGCTGCTTCTATTCCCAAATACACTTAATTCATGAATAAATACGCCAATCAATACTTTGACCAGGTCTCCAAATCCCTTGGTGGAATTGCAGACCAGACTGCCACAGCTGTTAAGAACTATCATCCTTTTGATACTACTCAGGCCCTCACTGAAGGTGCTCCTGCTCTTGGAGCAATTGGTGCCGGCATCGGTGGAATTGCTGGAGCAGTAAAGGAACCTGGATACGATTCTCACGGTCACAAGAAGAGCCGAGTGAGTGAAGCCATCAAAGGTATGCTTGCCGGTGGTGGGATTGGCGTCGGTGCTGCTCTTGCTGCTCCTACCATTGCTCAGGGTGTTACATCACTTCAGGGAAATGCCAGAGATGCCGCTATCGGTGCTGGCACTCCAGAAGGTGGACTTCTCGAGAGCTTGATGAAGCCAGTCAAACATACAGCCAATGCTGCAGTTACTGCTGGAGACAAAGCAATGCTTCCATCAGTTTCAGTCGCAGATCTCTTGAGCAGAATTTCAAACAAACAATAATTATGAATAAATACGCAAAACTATATTTAACAGAAATACACAAGGAAGCTGCTGGTGGGCTACATATGCTAGAGGAACTACGAGGTCTTTTATCAAAAGGAAGACCTTTCGAGAGTGGAATAATTGGTCATAGTCCTGATGTAATTTCTAATGTAATAGGTGATATGATTGGAAGGTCTAGGAATGCTGCTGCGAATCAATTAAGGCAGATAAAAAATTTTGGTCCAGATATTGTAAGAAAAGGTTTTGCAGCTCCGACAGGGCAGGCGGTGTTTGAGTCGAACGAGTTTGGTAGGCTCACAGGGAGAAGACCTGAGGAGCAATCTCTAATGGATCACATTGTCAAAAATAGTCCATACATGAAGACCTTGCCTCTTAATGAGCAAATTACGCAAGGGTCAAGTCTTGCGGAGGCGGCAGGACTAGAGGGGGAAATGATGGAGCATCATGGGTATAAACTAAACCCATCTATTTACGGGGAAGACAACTCCATTAAGATAAATGATCTTTTGGGAAAACTTACTAGGTCAAGTACTGACATAAAGATACCTGGGGTCTCTCCCCAGCCACAATCTGGGGTAGATGCATCTAGACTGTGGCTAAAAGATAGATTGGACGCTGGTCAACATGGTAGAGATATTACTAGTGGATTTTTAGCGAGCAAGCTTCAGGGCTAAAACATGATACAGCAACTCGTAACCCCTGCAGATGTCCGATTCTTTCTTATGGATCGGTCCGCAGCGGAAAATTTTCTATTGGACTCTGTAGAGTTCGAGGATAAGGACATCGAACAAGCGATGATCCTGGTTACTGATACATATAATTCTACTCTACCTTTTGTAGACACCTATACTGTCGAAGACTTCCCGTACCGGTACGAGATGCTTGTGGGTGCCTCTGGATATCTCATGAGATCCAAGGCAATTAATTACTCAAGAAATCGACTAGACTTCTCTACCAAGGACGGAGCAACAATTCAGGACAAAGGTAAGACCCAGGAGTACCTGTCTATTGCCAATCAATTAGTCCAAGAATTTAATAAGCGCATTGTAGACATCAAGAGGATGAAGAATGCAGAATTGTGTTATGGATCTATTGCGGGACCATACAGATATATACGTCCGTTCTAAATGGCTTTCAAGTTTACAAGATTATCGATATACCCATCACTCCTAGACAGTAAGTACCACGTTGAGTGGGATGGTCAAGGCATGGGTAATTTCTCGTTTACTGTAGAGTTGTCTCCTACTGATTCTGGTCCGTGGGTTAAAGCTGCTGACGTATTTGGCGACAATGAAATAACAATTACCAAGCCAGATAGGATTCTGTCTAATATAGACGCTCTTTGGTTTAGGGTAATCGCAAAGGAGAATGGGGTACAGGTAGCTGTGTCCTCTCCAGACAATGCCGCCGGAGAACCTACTCGTCCTGACTACCTTAGATACAGGGAGATGCTCCGCAGGTGGAATCTTGAGCTAAAGAAATTCAACGGTGCTACAGGTACACTTCTTAGGCTAAAGACCTTTGGAGAGCCTGCAAGCAATGTCCATCCGATTCTTGGACAGCCAATTGGTACTGAAGACAAGGATGGGCTTGGACAGAAGTTCAAAGGTGGTTATTGGCCACCAATTGACATGTTTGTCGCCTATGAGTATGTACCCCCAGGTGGAACGTCAAAGATCCCAGTGGAAGAGCAAGGGCTAGTAGAGCAGGCAGACAGCGCCTTCTTGGCAATGCCATATCCAACTATAAAGCCTCAGGATATCTGGATTAGCAAAGACGCAAATGCTCGCTACAAAGTTGCTCAAGTAGATCAGATTGAATTTCGCGGGCTTAAGGTTAAGCAGTCAGTTAAAATTACAAGGTTGCCTGTTACAGATCCTGCATTTAAGATACCTCTACGATGAGTGAACAAATCAAGAGTTTAACCGGCGCTACCTTGTACCCAGTTAGAGCAGAAGATGGGTGCTACCTAAAGACACCTATTTATGTACTGTCTGTATTTGTCGCATCACTACGTCAGTACTTTGGATCTACAAATAGAATTTCTTCTGGAGCCTCTAATTACCTTTGGAATCCAGACCAAGCTGTGTCCAATGTTTGGATCAGTGAGACATATAATGCAGACAGAGCAGTAGTTGGCAAAAGGCCATCTATTCTAGTTAGCATTGATCAGGCTCAATACCCACAGGATGCTATTAATGACTTTTTTGGATTTGATCCGAATACTGGATTGGTATCAATGTTCAACATGAATCACTCTGTTGTACAATTTAGATGTATTGCCGAGAGCATGCTTGCTAGCATGGAACTTGCAACAGAACTTAGGTACTTTGTCTCTGGGTTCAGAAACCAAATAGAAAGGGCTTTTTCTCTAGATAGAGTTAGGGCTGTAAGCACTGGGAAAACCCAAAGAATAGAAGAATATAAGGAGTATTGGACAACAGATTTTGCTTGCGAGGTCAAATATCAAGAGCACTGGGGAATAACAACAGAAAGCCTTAGGGTTAAATCGGTATTTACTAATCTAAAAATAAGCGAAACAGCAAAAAACATCTTGCCACAACAGGCACTTACCTGATCTAATAGTAATTAAATAAATCCCATGGCCACTAGAACATATCTCCTTCCTCAGGTTGACATTCAGCAGGACTTTGCAGCCCTCCCAGCGACTGCCACCCAAGACCTTATTGCGGTAATTGTTGGATCTCAGAAAAACATCAAGGATGTTAATGATCCTACCGATGCCTCCTATACTGGGTATGGTAGCTTTGTTACAACTGCCAACACTCCATACGCCCTCAAAGGACTTGGACTACTTGACGAAGTTGATCCCACTTCTATCGAACTTCAGCTTACTGACGTTCTCGCCTCCTACGCATCATTTTCTTATAGCGCTATCACCCTTGGTTCTGCTCAGAATTCTCTGACCCTTGCTAGTGGTGGATTTGTTCAGTACTACAACACTGACGGAAGCGTTGCCTTTGCTCGCAATGGGGCTTTCTATGGCCGCGACGTTAATGTGGGCGACGGAGTTGTTGTTTCACTCTCTGGCTCTACCATTAGCGAAACTCGCGTAACTGGGATTACTCGCGCTGTTGTTGCCTCTTCGGTTGGGTCTGTTACTGCTGATGCTAGTAACCTACACAGCGCCGGTGCTAATACCATTACAACGGTAAATGCCGAAGGTACAGGTCACGCTGTTGTAATTGATTCATCTAGTGCTTTTATCGGCAACATCGCCGCTGGTTATATCAGCGACACCTACACCATCACAGTTGCATCTGGTGGAACAGGATCTGCAGCCACCCTCAATATCACAAGCGTTCAGGGAGATAATGTTGCTAGCGTTGCCTCTGCAGCGGAAGGAACTGCTATCACTATTGGAACTTGCGGTCTTGTTATTCACTTCACTGGAACTGGTGCCTATGTCACTGGCGAACAGTACACGGTTGCCGTTACTGCTGTTTTTGCTGACCAAGAGCCATCCGTCTCCGGTACTTATGTTGGTCAATACAATACGATTTACGAAGTCCAGGTTGTGAAGGGCGGTACATGGGCTAGCGGACCACAGGTTGCTGTATCTACCAACAACGGTGTTGACTCTGCGGTACCTCAGACTCTCTCTTCGAGCAATAAGTCTTTCTACCTTGGGTCCCTAGGGCTTACTGCAACTTTCTCGGGTAGCTCCAATACCGGACTACGACTGGGAGATATTTTCTACGTTCCAGCCACTGCTGTCTCAGCTGGTGCTGCAACAACTGTTACGCTTGCTGACCCACTTCCATCGGGAGTGACCAACACTAGCGCAATCACAGTCAATTTCTGCTACAGCGTAGCCTCTTTAAACATCCCTCGTGCTGGATACCCAACACCAGGTGACGTTGCATTCACTATCTCCTCAGACAGCAAGACGGTTACTGTCGAAGATCAGCTGTTTGCTTCTAACAGCAACTTTACTGATTCCTACAGCACTCTGCTCAAGATGCCGATTGTTAGCGCTACTGTTAACATTGGCTACGAGGCTCTTGTTATCGACAATGCCAATCAGCTCAATACGATCAGCGATCCATCCCTGATCCCTGCTCAGATCGGCAAAAACGTTCCTGAGAACCCAGTTGCTTATGCAGTTGGAAAGGCTCTTGAGAACTCCGCTGGAGCGGTTGTGTACTACGTCCCAGTGACTGCAGAAACAGTTGATGGGTATAATGCGGCTTTCGAGTCTAGCATTTCAGATCCTACTGCTTACTACATCGTCCCTCTTACAACTGATCCTACGATCATCCAGGCTGCTGAGGCTCACGTCCTAGCTGCTAGCGATCCCTCTATCTCGAGAGAGCGCGTTGCAATCGTCAATCAGGCATTTTCTCCTACAGTCCTCAAGTACGACATCAACCCAGGTACCGGCACAGCTTGGACAGGGTATGTTGCTATTGATAGTAGCTCCGAGGTCACAGCTTATACGCTGGCCACAGTATCAGGTGCTACATTTATCACTGATGGGATCCGCCCTGGAGATGTGTTCCGCTCCAACTTCACGGTTGATGCCCTTGGAAACAATGTGTACGATTCGGTTGTTATTCTCAGTGTCATAGATGAGCAAAACCTCAAGCTTGTGTCTCCTGGGTTCGCAGCTCCTATTGGATCTTCCGGTAGCCCACGCCGCATCCAGATTTCTCGCAGCCTGAGCAAGGACGAGCAGGCAGCTGCTATCGCCGCCTCCTCTTCCGCCCTTGGAAACCGCCGCGTTGTTAATGTCTGGCCAGACGTTCTGGGTGATGGCACTCTAACTGTTGCAGGTTACTTCGGTGCCGCTGCTGTTGCTGGACTTAAGTCTGGTGTTGCTCCTCACCAACCTCTGACAAATGTGACACTTCTTGGATTCACATCTGCTGCTCACTCTACCCCATACTTCTCTCTCACCCAGCTCAACGTTATCGCTGGTGGGGGAACGTGGATCATCGATCAGGCATCAAATGGTGGAGCGATCTTCAATCGTCATCAGCTTACTACTGACTATACTGACGACAATACGTCTGAAATCTCTATCACAACAAACTTGGATTCTATTGCCAAGTATCTCAGAGGGGATCTTCTGGTGTATGTTGGTCAGTACAACAACAATCCATATTTCGTTCAGCTAATGCAGACTCGTCTTACAGACCGTCTGACATACTTGATGGGAAATGCAGTCACTGATAGTGCTGGAGCCCAGCTGCTTGGATTCACAATCAACAGCCTGTCGATTGATCCAATCATCAGGACCAAGATTAATTCAAATATCAATCTGACTCTACCATATCCAGTTAACAATGTGAACCTGGTGCTCAACGTAATCTAATCTAGGAAAAAACAACTATGTCAACATCAGCAACAGATATCTACGGACGGACCCCAGTTCAGGTCGGAGGGGTGTTCCTTTCCGACATGGCTATCATGACCCTCAGCACAAGTGCTGGGACAGGGACTAGCTCACAAGCTTCTTCCTCAGGTGGAACACCAGCCTCACTTGGGGTTGGAGCACTTGTACAGAATGTAGAGTGTACATACGCTCAACAGGCTAATGCAATCTACGAGCTTGGATCTAGCAAGATGTATGTTCTTGCTGGCCGTCCCCTTGGTCAGATTTCTGTAGGTAAAATTGTCAGCACTAAGGAGTTTGACACCAACCTATTCAATGCTTGCCTTGGTGGAGCTACGATTTCGTTCTCTGGAACTAATGGTGGTTGCGATGGAATCACGGCAAACTTTGCTAGAACCCTTACTGGAGTATTCATCACAAGCTACGGCTTCACAATGAACACCCAGGAGCTTATGATCAGAGAGAGTCTCCAGGGTCTGTTTGCTAGTATGTCCGCCGCCAATAGCTAATATTGGGTTGACTTCAATACGGGGTGGCGCGAAACTAATCGTGCCACCCCTTTTGTTTAATGCCTAGAAATCCTACATCTCCAGAGTTTAAATCCCTAAGTTCTGGGTATCAGACTCCATGCGAACCGATCAATGGTATTGCAAGTGAGTACTCACAGAGAGATATAGCTGCAGCCAGGTATGTAATTGTTGTTGGAAGGGTTGTAGACACATTCCCACTTCAAAATACTTGTGTGGTGGTGTGCCCGTTTGAGGGATATGCCCAGTGCACATACCCATCTACTGGATTTTCTCCAACAACTGGACACAGTGATGTTTTCTCTCCTGTTATTGGGGATATGATAATTATTGCAAAGCTACCAGAGTCGCACCATGGGTTTGTACTTGGGTCTGCGATAATGAACGTTCTTTCTCCTCCTGGGACAAAGACAGAGATCCCAACATTTGGGGATTATGCAGACAGCTTTGATGAGATGATAGATGCGAATACTTTCAAATGCCAAGATATAGCTTTTGATACATCAGATACGTGCATTGCTGATGATATGTTACCTGGAGAAAAGGCTTCGTTTGGTGACTACCATGTAGGAGGAATTGATGGTAAGTTATATAAAAGAATTCAAGCTGGAGTTCTTGCATCTATTACACTAAATAAGATAGATGATTTTGTTGATGTGGTGGCACATAACTTCCAGATGTTTAATTCTGGGTTTAAGGTCAGGAGTATTTGTGATTATGGTCGTACAAACACAGAAACACTCATATCCCCACTCCTAGGACCATTTGTTGCTGACCAGTACGCAAACCATACAATTAGAGTAGTCTCTGGGTGGTTTGCAGCAGGTCAGGCTATACAATCCAACAGGAGCTCTGCTAGTGGTACTCTATTTTCTGATATTTGGCACGACGAGCTTGGAACATTTAGTATAAAAACTACACAAGGCGCATGGATGGCCAAGGTTAATGGCATCTATGTCCCGATCAAGAAGTATGAAGCTGATGATCTATCTGGAGAGGGGGATACAAATGTAGACACTGCTGTTGCTAGGCAGGGGTTTGTTGGAACTACTGCTGGATTGTGGTGCTCTGTAAGAGACTATGTTGCATGGCAGACATCTGGTCAGTACAGGTTTATAAGACACGAGGGATATGACAGTGACTGGGACGATCCAAGCCCATTGGGTGTTTCTTTCCCAAATCTTGCAGCAGAAAATCAGACATGTGACTTTGGTGCAGGTATTGGTCTTTCTCCTACTCAATCAGGACCCACAGAAACAATTAATAGTGATATAGCTGCGACAAACGCTGGAGATGCTTTCTGTGGAGTTCTACCTGATGGCTCAGTGCTCCTTAGAGACGCCTGGGGGGCTTCTGTAGAGCTCAGGGCGGGTAAGTTAACCGTAACTGCTGCAAAGGACGTAGAGATCATTTCTGGACGCACTACGGTCATCCTGTCTGGAAAGGATACAATCATCCGTGCACAGAAGTCTGCTGAGATTTATTGCACAGACGAGTCTGTAAGAATTCGTGGGGGCAAGGACATATTGATGGACTCCAAGAACGGAGCTATTCAGCTTACTGCCATGTACAATCCAGTTTTAGTTCTTGATGGAGAGGGCGGGGATTACGCACCATCTGGAATTATACTAAAAACAGCCTCAAAGGTTTTACTTTCTGCCAACAATGTTGGTGTCACAGCAGATGGTTCATTTTCGGTTACAGGGCAAACGGAGGGTACGTATCCGTCAGTTCTTATGAGATCGAGCGACCATATGAACTGGAGTCAAGATGGACACTATATCTACATGGGAACTGGAGCTGAATCAGATCCCTCCAGTAATATGATCATTATGACAAATGGTGATGTGTTCGCTGGTGGACAAGGACACTTTGATGATGAGATCTACACAACTGGTGGGATATTCTCCGAGGGGAATATATATGGCCTACAGAACTTTGGTGTGAATGGATATATAGCATCTACAACAAATGGGGAGTATGTCAAAAAAATTGAAAAACCAATGGTAGCTCCTCCGACAGAGAAGGTGTTTGAGGAACAAGTTGCTGCAGCCACAAAAGACTTACTTTCTGAACCTAGGATAACCTATGCACTGTCCCCCTACACGCAGGCCGACTACGACAAGATTGAATGGAAGTATCGTACTACTGATCAATATGGTACTGATGGATATCAATGGTTTGAGACATTCTGGCAGAGGCAATACCTTTCTCAACTAGAGGAGTGGACAAATTTACATAAGGATGTTGACGCTGCTGGAGAAATGCCGTATCCAGGTAAGGACAACTTAATCGGCGGCACAGCACTCACTACATACCAAGAAGCAAATGTTTATCCAGACGGAACCCCTAAGCCAAGGGATCAACAGAGCATGACTGGCGGTGTGTTCACGCAAGTGCCACTATCCACACAAAAATTCCACCCTGACGTATGAGCGAAGAAATTCAAAAGATAAAAGAAGAGGCAAACGAAATAAAGGCCAAAGAGACCGAGGTTGCAAACTACGAGCTACCAAAGCTAGAGATCACAGATGAGGATAAGACCAAGTTCGCTGAATGCTTGGCAACTGGCAAGACGTTCTCCTCTCGCATAACCAATCCAAATCAGAACATTGATGTCACCTTTAGGGATAAGACAAAGAGAGAGGGGGATATTGTCACGAAGCAAATAGACGCCCTCCTGAAGACTGGTAAGATCTCCAATGCATTTGAGTGTAGCACTCTGTACAATCTTGGCTGTCTGTATTATCAGCTAGAGGAGATCAATGGGGTAAGGCAGGAAAGGGTGTATCCCAAGAGTGCTTGGAGTCTTGGGGATTTTGACTTGTTCGCTGAAGTAGATGCCAGCCCAATTGGTGCTGGTTCCTCTACCTACACGTACATACTTTCCGGTCTATTGTCTCAGTTCAACACAAAGCTGCTAGATCTATCTAGGCGTGTGTTTGATCCAGATTTTTCCGATCCCGCAAAAGATTCTTAATCCGTCAGGCCTTTTTGCGGGGTGTAACATCTGGTGGGAGAAGTCATCTGGATATGCCAGATGGATATGAAGAGCTGCGCCTTGAAATGGCGTGTCTTGGTATGTCCCACGAGAACAACTCAGACATCTATAGGGCCAAGATAGAGGCTCTTGGTGGTATGAACTATATATCGCCAGACAATATCAATAAGGCCAATTCAAATAGATCTGACAACCTGATTGAATTTATTAAGGACTCATATCCATACATAAAGGTAGAGGAGCAAAAGAAAAGCGGAGAGTCTTCTGCTGAAGATCTGATCGCAGCATACAAAGCAATAATGGAGGGTAAAATTTAAAGTTCCCCGGCCTAAAGGCACGGGGATTTAGCCGAGTCCTTCACCAACACCAAATCGCCATGCGGAACGCACGATTCAGAGTCAATATCGACAGACCCGATGCTTTTAGCGGCTTTAATGCTCGCCGTCTCCGAAGCGTTGCACGCTATGGAGACAGACCGCGCCCGGATGTTCTTCGAGGCTTGGCGGTCTGCGTCGTCCTTGTGGCCGCACTTCTGACAACAGAAGCGCAAGCCTTTCCGGTTCGATGCCGAGACATGGCCGCAGGCACTACACCCACGGCTTGTGTTGCGAGGACTGACCGCTTCCAATTCAATTCCAACGGCGGCTGCCTTGTATGCGATCTTGAATCGCATATCGGCGTAAGGCCATCGGTGAACCTTGGAACGCAAGTCCTTCCCTTTGCTCAGAGAACTGTCTCGTATATTCTCCAAGTTTTCGACCACGACCTTTCTTGCTCCGACTTCAACCGCGTAGCTGACCAGTGCCTTACTTGCTGTGTGGAGCAAGTGCGCTGTTACGGCAGCCTCGTGCCCGGACATCCTTTTCAGGAGTCGCCGAGCACTTCTGGTGCCAACAGACTGAACAGCAGCGCGGGTGCGCCGGATACAAGAACGACGGTGATTCAACACCCCGCCGTGGAAGAAAAATGGTTTGGCGTTTGCCGAGTTGGTAGCGACCAGCATTCGCTTGATGCCGAAATCACAGCCGACAATGCAGCCCTCGGTCTTTGGCTCGGGGATCTCGACTTCGTGAGCCAAGCAGAGAAACCACTGCCTGCCGACGCGCTTGATCTTGGAGTCTTTCCATGCGCCTTCCGGCAATGGGCGGGAATCAGCAACGGTCAAAAGTTCACCCCAAAGCGTGACGCCTTTTTGGGTGCGATTGAAGTCCCGCTTCCACACCACAGGGATCACGGCGCGGGAGAACTTAGCCAATCTCCATCGCTTGTTCGATCTGGCGGTCTTGTAGGTAGCGCAGACTGTTTTGCAGAGAGAGCAGGCCAACTGAGACGGCAACCCCATCTCCCGGAGGTTGGCGTAGTGGGCTTTTGCCAGTCGATTCGAGTTCAATTCCTCGGTCTTGAAGACAATGTCGGAAAGCCAGTTCGCCGCCTTCAACCAAACAGTAAGCAACCCGTCAGCTTTTGTGCTGCCGGAAATTTTGAGCTTGACTGTGCGGATTGCTTTCACTACATTGAATACTACTACCAAGAAAAAACAATGTCAACCGAATTACGAAGAAATAATCACAGCGTCTCCAGATTGCTCGTGCATCTGGTTTTCGTCGTGAAATACCGCCATGCGGTGATTTCAGATTCGGTGTGGACAAGCCTTCGCTACGGATTCGATCTTTCCGCCAAGCGTCTGGACTTGGTTCTCGTGGAACTTAACCACGACAAAGACCACGTTCACCTTGTTGTCGAGTATCCGCCAAAAGTCAGCATCTCTGAAATGGCGAATGCCCTTAAAGGAAACAGTTCCTTTGTAGCACGGAGAGACTGCAAGGACGAGCTTCGTAAAAAACTGTGGGGTTCCGCTTTTTGGACTCCTAGCTTCTTTGCCGCTTCCTGTGGAGGCGCACCAATCGAGACGCTCAAGCTTTACGTTCAGTCACAACAAACCAAACCCGGAAAGGCGTCCTAAAGGACGCGGTTTCCACCCACAAATTTTGATGAAAAAGGAACAACCACGAGTAATAGCATTTGTCGGACCAGCAGGGTGTGGCAAGAGTACGGCGTCCAGGATTCTTAGGGATAAGCATGGATACACAACATTTAAATTTGCCAGACCCTTAAAGAGGATGCTTATAACCCTATTTGAAGAGGCCGGAATACCTGATGATGTAATTCATGAAATGATTGAGGGATCTCTCAAAGAGCAACCATGCGAGGCTCTGGGTGGAAAGTCACCTAGATATGCAATGCAAAGCCTTGGTACCGATTGGGGTCGTAACCTATTTTGCTACGATATTTGGGTCAATATTGCCGAGATGAAGGCTAGGACCATTCTTGATTCTGGAGGGAAGGTGGCAATCGAGGATCTAAGGTTCGACAACGAATCCCAGATGGTTATGAGACTTGGTGGTAAGGTAATAAAGATCCTGCCTCCAGAGTCTCACATACAAATTGACTCTAGTGGTCATGTTAGTGAGACAAATGAGTTAGCTTATAATATTGAAATAAAAAACCATGGCACAAAGATAGATTTGGAAAATGAAGTAGATCGATGTATACAGACCTTTTGTAGGTAGAAATTGTCTTTAGGCTGTCCTAATTAAAGGGTATATTTGATCAATGGCTGATTTTAATTTACAGAATCAAATATCTGGTGGAGCTATGGCTAACTTACCGAATGCGGTAAGTCAGGTTTATGGATCTGCGTCTGGAAGTCCCGTAAATAGGGGAATGACAACAAATGGATTCTTCACCGGCAATCCATCAATTGACATGTTCTTGTCGATGGTTACCCAAATGTTCAATAGTGGAAGGCCCTCAATGCAGACACTTGGACGGCCCAACATGTCTGCCTATGAGCTTACGGCGTCGCAGACTAGGGCACAGTTGTTCAATCGGTGGTCTACATCGATATATGCCATGAACCCACAGCTGGGCATGCTAGGACAGGCTGGTACCAATCAACTCACTCAGATGATTATGGACTCCACACAGAAGGGGGGTAGCATGAGAAATGAGTTTGGGGTATTTGCTAGTGACATGGGTAGATTCATTGCTGGACCAGGAATATCTAATGGGACTATCCAAGCGAACATGCAGGGAGCCGCCAACATGGTCAAAAACCTCGAGGATGGGATGCATGGCTCTAATGGCCTGTGGGACTTCAACAAGTCATCTGGGTTTACCCACGAGCAGTTCGCTAAGAATCTATCTGCCTTTGGACCTCTATTGGGGGGTTGGGACCATCTTCAGAATTTGTCTAGAGCTGACGCTACTCAGCAGGAGAAGGCTGATGCGGTAAAATTTGCACAAGGGACTAGCGAGACAGTTAGGATTGCCCAAGACTTGTTTGGAAAGGATATGCCACTTGAACAACTCACTAGTTCTGTTCAGGACATGTTCAGGGGTCAACGTGGGGTTACAAAGTCAATGATTGACAACTCCCTAAGAGACACACAGGCAACCGCCACTGTGGCAGACATGAGTAAGGAACAGATGGTGCAGTACCAGGGTGTTGCCAAAGAGATCCTTAGCTATGGTGGAGTTTCCTCTGGCCACACAGAGATTGCAAACTCTGCTCTACTGCAAGCCACCGCTGAAGTTAATTCCAGAATGAAGGAGTCCGCATCTAGGGGCGAGATGTACTCTGGCCCAGGAGTTACTGACCTTGCTCAGCAGCATTTGCAGGGAAGTATCAATGTAGCCAGCTCTCCGGTCAATGCAAGGGCCATTGCGGCTCTCTATGCTCTTCCAGAGGGTGACTTAAAGAATCAAGTCAGAGATCTAGTCAGAAAAGGCGACACTCCTGCTGTATTTGATTTGCTAGAAAAGAATGACAAGAACATATCTCCCGAGACTCATACAGCCATGTCTATTATGGATCACACGATCCAAGAGAAAGGATTTTCTCCAGAACTTCGTGCTGAATTAGGAGCAAGAGAGGGACAAGACGTAGTAGATGGAGTTTCTGGGCTAAGTACCCAAGCTAGCCTGCACAGAGCATTATCAGATGGTCTTTATGGAATAAATAAAGACAAAACAACTGTGTTTGGTACATACTTGGCTAAACATGAGGTGTCCAAAGAAGAGTATGCCAGTGTTGTAAAAGACATGAACGCTACCTCAATTCAGAACCAGGATGACTTAAAGGAAGTAGCCAAGAGGCATGGTATATCTCAAGATAGTGCCGCGTATCAAACCTTACTTACAGCGCGTGGAGCTGTTTTGGATAGCAGACAGGATCTAGGAGATGCTATCCCGCAACTTAGGGACAAAAAAGAAGAGGATGAGCTAGATAAGGCAAAGAAGATCAAGGAGGATGAGAAAAAGACATCTAAGGAGATATTTGACAAGAGAGTAGGGTCAATGATTGATCAAGGACTTGGTGGATTTGTGGGTGCAGCAATCCAGGACGCAATGGCTGAAAACTACAAGAAGGGTAAGGGGGGTGAGGGATCCCAGGCAGCTTCTTATAAGGACATTCTCCAGAAGATGATGGACAATGGAGTTACTACATACAACAACAAGTCAATCCGTAGCCTTCTGGACGACAATACAGGAGATAATGCCAAGATAAATAAGGGACTCCAAGATATTGCAGATTTCTCTACTGCAAACAAGGGTGACGCCTATAAAGACTATCAAAAGGAGATTAAGTCAGCTCAGTCTGATCTTGAGAGCCGATACAAAAAGGACGGGAAGAGTCAGAAGGAGATTGATGAGGCCAAGAGTGCCCTTTCTTACTCCATGATCAGCGAACACAGCACAAAACTAGCTCAAGACGCTACTGAGCAGAGTGATCGAGCCAGTATTGTTGCCAAGTGGTCTCCTGGCTCCGATTCCTCTACCAAGAATGATGGATCGACTCCAGACCAATTAGTTGCTAGAATTCTTAATGCACTTGCTGATATCAAAACCGAAATTGGAGGGAAAGCAGACTCCAAGAGCGGTTTAGGTGGAGTTGCTGCTCCAGCACCTAACAACAGATAACATGGCAGATATTTTCAAAGCTACAAGAGGTACAGTGATGAAGAGCAGTGATGGTGCTATGGGCATCTTGACTCTGTCACTTGCCCCGTCTGATTTTTTGATATTCACTGGTGTTGCAATCCAGAGGAATCAAGTGACCCAATATGTCAAAACTCTTGATAGTTCAATCTACGGGTATGCATGGGGAGAGGGTCCAGGTAGAATTATTATAAGCGGTATAATCTTTTTGAACCCCAATTGTGCAGCAACATCTGGGGATGGAGTTGGAGTGGTTAATGAGTTCTACACATCAAGTAATGTGTATGCTCAGTCCGGTCCGATTTCTGTGTCTCTTGGTAGTACTACTTTCCTTGGGTATCTAGAGGGTATGAATATATCTGCAGAAATGAATGAATTCAATTTTGCTAATTTCACCCTGGAGATGTCTATAATCAATGGAGGGAAATCTTAATATGGTAGAAGAAATTAGAACATACTTGCTGAACTCGAATAAATTCTCGAGCGTTTGCTACTTTCCTTCTGAGTACGAAGAAAAGATACTTCAGCCCCCATTCTCCCTATTTAGAGATGCACTCCTGGGGTCTTCTGCGTACGATACTCCAGCTATTCAGGCTTGGAGAGCTAATGTGCTGATCTCAGGAATCTATAGGGATCCCGTACTCTCTAGTATTGCCAATTCGTTATTTGACACTAGATTAGTGCAAGGAAAGTTGTTGATACCAACCACGCTTGACCCATCACTTTTTATTAATGTGGTACACCCCAACATGTTCATTTCTACTAGTGACCTGTGGTCTGCCTTTGATGGCATTAATGAGAAGAAAATTGTAATCACAAAGTCTGCTGGATCAGACCCAGTGACATCTGTTGTGGCCACTGTAGCATCTGCTGGCAGGTATGATTCTAACACAATAAATTTTACATTCTCTGGTGATATATCAGACCTAAGGAAGGTTCCTAATACTCCCATAAGTATAGCTTTCACAAACTGTTCTAGTATCCCAGACTCATTTGCCCAGACAACGCTCGACCTTAAGTACCCAAACTACATTGATATTGATGGTATTGTAAATAGTGTGGATCAGGTCCCAGGGAAAGAGGGATTAATTACAGGAAATAGTGTTGCGTCAGCAGCCCTAAGAGATTTTTACTATACAACTACAAGGCCTCACCAAAGCCTTCTTTGCTTGCTAATGGGATACGCCTGCAGCCTTAAGAATTCATGACATTCCTTGGTACTGCCAATAGTGTAAACAAGCCAGTAGTAAAACTAAATGGCATATCAGTAACCTCAGTTAATTCCCACGCTGAGGTTGGAGGGATTCCTACGTGTCAGGTTGGAGTTAGGCCAGAGGATCTTACTGACTTTATTGGTACAGATATACAAGCAACTCTAACCGTTGACGGTGTTAATATTTTCTTTGGTTATGTTGTTGGAGTGGGTTATTCCAATATGAATGGAGGATTGGTCCCATCAGTATCTTTGATTCACGTAGCTAGGGATCTTGATGAAATAACAAGCTCTCTGCCTGGTGTGAGTCCGGGGAGTACTGCTGATGTTACCTCCCTGTTGTATACTACAGATTCTTCTGCAGTTGCATCTGCGTCTAGCGGGTTGTCTAAGTTTTTTGTAAGCGACTGGACCCAACCATTCTCTAGTATCATTTGTACCGGATTGGGTAATGTAATTAGCAAGAGCTCTGCTCAGTCTGTTAGTGGATATGCACCGGTGGTGTCTGGAACAGACAAGCAGACTGCCATTAATATACTCAACCAGATTAGTGGGTGGAGCAATACGGGAGTATTTGTTTTTGGGTCGAACGCCGGAATAGCTTCGGGAGCTTCTAGATACATAGATGGGTGTTTACAAAGGGCTGGTACTAGCAGTTCTTTGTGGGATGTTTTATCTGGCATTATTGCAGCGTTTGATTGTGCACTTGTCTGCAAACCAGGTGGCAATGTGTGTATAATGCCCAATTTTGTTGGAGTTGCAGCTCAGGAAAATCAAATACCAACTAGTTTTATCCAGAAGGTAGATAGGAGTGCCCTGACCACTAGGTCGCCCAAAGATTGTATTGTTGTCGCTCCAACAGCTATTGGAACCACAACCTCCAACTATACAAATCAGTTTTCTCCTATAAAGCTCGGGAGCTACTCATCTACGCTTCCAGGGTCAAAGGGGTCTATGTTGCTTGCAGCCCCTGGGTGGATGAGTATGCTGAATGGATCTGACTTTCCAGACAGTACCACATCCCCTATTACTGCGTATGCACAGACACATGTTCTTTCATATTCAAATAGGCAAAAAACCTTCAACATTGTTACTCCTGTTGCTCCTGGAGCCTTTCCTGGAGTTTGCGCTACATTCTCTCCGTTCTCAGGAGCTAAATCATTCGATGGCGGTCCTATGAGTGCTTTTGGCGCAACTATTGATGGATACTGCAAAAGTGTGGATCACGTATTGTCAGGAGGGACATTTTCAACTATATTTAGGTTCGAGTGTGCGCTAGAGCAGGGGGTATACGAAAAACAAAAGAGCCACCCCTTTTTTCCTAAGGCAACAATGGACAAGTGGGACTAACATGACGCAAGAACCAGAAGATCTTTGGAAGGATTGGAAAAAAAGACCAACTCCTGAAAACCTAAGTAGAGCTGTAAATAGCTTTGGTGGGATGATTGCGTCTTCAGCAAATAACAATAAGACGGTAAACAAGGCCCTACTGACCAGCAAGGCTAGGCTACTCACATCTGAGGCGATTAAAACTTACGACCCTAGTCAGGGTACAAAGCTTTCTACCCATGTCTACAATCACCTACGCCCACTAAACAGAGAGGCAAAGGATATGACAGAGGTGGCCCCAATGTCTAGGTACTACGGGGAAGAGAGCGGAAAGATGGTCAATATGATCAGAGGGTTTACAGAGGAAAATGGCAGAGAGCCCGATGATGTTGAGATTAGGGATGCTCTTGGCATTTCTGGACGCCGGCTAGAGAAGCTGAATAAAATCGTCAAGTACGAGGTCCCAGAGAGTCAGGTAGTTGGAGACGTTGACGAGGGAGAGGATCCAGAAAGCTCCAGACTAAACCTCTGGACAGAGTATGTCTACAATGACCTAGATCATCATGGCAGGAAAATACTTGATATGAAGCTAGGTCGCAATGGGCACCCAGCTATGTCCAACGATGAAATTTCAAAGAAGCTCAATCTTAGCCCAGTTGAGGTTTCCAACAGGGCGTCAAAGATTGCACAGTCAATTTTGGATGGAGTGAACTCTAGGGACAAAACGATATGATCGCTACAGATACATATACAAAAACTTTTTCTGAGGCAGAGCTGTATCAAGCTACTACCCTGGCATCGTTGTTTAAAACAAAGCTATTTTTGGATTGGTTTAATGGCATTAAGGATTTTATGACACAGGTTGACCGGACAGACACGCTCCAGCAACTCCAGGGACTAAAAGCGTCAGATGTTCAAATTGAAGATTGGTCACCACTAAAACTTGAGGGCATGCACAGTCTTGCTCTGGAAAAGGCGATGAGGATAAGGTATAGTGGGTATGACACTGGTGGTCTAAGTAATGTCAAAGACATCTACGCTGCTGCTGCTCAAGAGGCAACTGATCTATCTACAGCTATTGCCACATTCGAAGATTCATCCCTGAACTGGACCACCCAATAATGCCAACAACAGTAAATTATTCTGGGAGAAACGTAGATATAGCCTTATTTGATAATAATGCTTCCGGGAATCCAGTAAGCCTTGGAATCCGTCCTACCGCACTTGCCGTAACTGGGAAGCTAAAGGCATCTCAGAACTATATAAAAGCTATGCTGAGCACTAGTGGGGAGAGACTAGAAGACCCATCTTATGGGTCTTCTCTTATAGCAAATTTAATGTCTAAGAACATTAGCTTTCCTATTCAGATCCAACAGGCTTTCTCTAGCCAAAGTGCTCTTACCCTTAGGTGGATAAAATCTCAGTACACTAGCACGACCCCCCTTGATGAGCAGATTAATACTGTTACGTTATTGAATTATTCCATTCAAGCCACTAGTATTTCTCTTAGCCTTCAGTTATCTACACAAGCTGGTGAAACAGCTGTATTTTACCTACCTGTTGCTTGGGGTACACCATAATTTATGTCCACATCCATTGAGAATTTTAATATAGTCCCAGGAGTCAATATTGACCCCTCGCTATTTTCTGCGTCTGACATCCAGGCTGCTCAAGCAATTGTCCGCCAGTACCTTAGCGATACATACCAGGATCTAGACTTCTCTGCACTCTCTAGTTTGAACGACCTAAATGTTAGGCCACAAGCTCAGATATTCTTAGTGATTCAGTCACTAATTAATCAGTTCAACGCTACCAATACCCTATCTAAGGTTATTCAATCCCCATCTACCGCCAGCAGTGCAATTGTGGACGCCCTACTGTCCAACTTCTCTGTGTCTAGGGTTGCCGGAACATCTGCCAATGGGTTCATTAAAGTATCTATCCTTGGTAGCCCGTCTAGTCTATCTATCCAATCAAGCTATACATTCTCTACAGTGGATGGAGTTGTATTTAGCCCAACAATTAATTACATAGCTACTGCAACGCCAGACCTGTCAAATCCTAGTCAGATCCAGTTGTATCCAGACCAATCCGGTACCCAAAGCTTTGCTATTGTACCAGCTACAGCAGTCTCCACTGGAGCAATCTACAACATTCCACAGTACACCCCACTATCCAGTGCTCAGGTGTACAACTTTGTGTCGGCATCGGCATTCTCAGCTTTTTCTGGCGGTAGTGATGCAGAGACTGACGCTCAAGTAGTTTCCAGGTTGATACCAGCACTTTCAGTTAGGAACCTGGCATCTCCATTGTCTATAGAGCAGACGCTTAGAGATAACTTCCCCTACATTCTACAGATCAATGTTCAAGGAATAACTGGAGACCTAATGACCAGGAACTCCCACAACATCTTTGGTGTAAAGTCTGGGAGTTTTTGTGATGTGTATGTAAAAACAGCAGTTTCTATCTCTGAGGTCCCAATAGAGAAAACTGCCACCAAGATTATATCTGGAGACGCAAGCACAGCTGATTTTCAGGACTATGTAGGAAAGTATGTTGTACAAGTGAGTGTTGGGGATATTCCAGGGATGTACGATGTTTCTAGAGTAACACCACAGGCTGCCAACCTACTTAGTACTTACACAATTCTTAAGAAGGTGCGTGGGGTTAATGCTACCATCCCATCTGGTCAGACCCTACACTCTATTACCACTGTCGCTGAGGGATTCTATTCTTCTTACGGATATGAGTATGTGGTGTTTGATCCTGTGGTAGACCCAAATCCAGGTGGAAACTATATCCCAGTTACTGTGTATGGGATTACAACTCCTGGAATTGGAGACATACAGGGGTTTGTAAATTCAAATTCAAACCAGGTGGCCCTAGTGGACACATTAATTAAAGCGTATGTCCCATGCATTATTTCTACTTCTGAAATAAAGGTTAGAGTCAAAGCTGGAGCCACTACTGCACTCAACCTGCAGTCTGATGTGATCAATTACATAAACTCTATAAACCCATCCACGGATCAACTTCGCGTTGATGGCATTATCGCAACAATTTATAAAGATCCAGCAGTCTTATCTGTAGACACACCAATCCTTATTACTGGGACTATTCTGGCTCCAGACCAAAACGCTACAGAGGTTGTTGTGAGTACTCAATCTATCCTTGGTATTCCAACAGACGTTACTCTTGGTTATGGTCCAGAAAATATCGCTATGTTTACCCAGAGCTCTGGAGTCCCACTCACAATAATCGAAGTATAATTTTGAACAACGACCTCACATACGGACGCAACTTTGCGGACTTCTTGGGTTCATTCTGGTCATCTATTTTTGATGGTGGTGCACTAGGAGACGCAATTGGATATTCTTGTAGCGAAATGCTTCTTCAGAGCTATATGGACGTGATGGAGATTATCAACTCCTCCTCTATATACTCTATCCCTACTTTCTCCAGGAAGAATGTCCTTCCTGTAATCATCAATGAGAGCGATATGCTGCAGTACGCTCAGGTGCCTTCATATGGAGATGGTGGGTTTTATGGACAACAGCCAGATGGAGGAAAGTACAGAAGTGGTTCTTTCTTGAAGTACGGTACCCCAGCTAAGCTTAGTGACTCCTATTTTTATCCACTCCCCCAAAGCGTTGTTTCGCTCGGATCGTTTGCGGTAAATAGGTTGTTCCAACCATCCGTAACCCTGGCTAATGGCGCAGACTTTATTTTGTCAGCCGACGATGGCGGCATTGTATTTAAGAGCAATCCGTTCAGCAACCCGCTCATCCCTGTTGCTGATGTATTAAATACTACAACCGGAGAGATGGACAAGCAGATCGTCATTTGGTTCTGCGATGTGGATGAGGATACATTCCGACTTCATGACCAGTATGGGTTTATCTTCACGAATCTACAGGAGTCTTCTGAGCAGTACAAAATAATCATTCAGAGTGTGTTTGAGTTGGTGTCTAAGGGACCTAGCATTTCTGCTCTTGATTCCTTTCTATCTGCGGTTAGTGGTAGTCCATTAATCAGGGAGGTGTCAGAGACCGTTGAGGTAATCCAGGACACTCCTGAGGGGTATTTGATCATTACTGACAAGAGTGTGTACTCTTTGCTAGATAAGACCATGTTGCGCAACAACATCGTGGTCGGTGCAGTACTTCCTGCATCCACACCACTTTCCACTGTTGTTGAGGTAGTTGATACCACAATGTATGACTGGTGGGAGGAATTCCCTTCGTTGCCCCTCAAGCCAGGGTACACCACAAATACCAATCAGTTTTTGTCGTTCCCCAACATAAGTGTCCCAGCGGTGTATGGTCAGAACAATTCTCCAGCACAGCCTTTGTCCCAGTCAGTGGCGTTTACACTAATTGGCGATCCAATGGCTATTAAGGATTTTTGGGCGTCTGTTAATGAGAAAGCCGGACAGACTGGGAACAATTATGGATTTGAGTTGTTCAGTAAGTATAGCGATAGTACAAATCCAGAAACTGACTTCACAAACCAAGTAGATTTCTTTTTGAACCCGGCTCAGGTACTAGCCGAGGACCTTTGTACTTATTCCATTCTTCCTATTAAAATAAATATAAATTATATACAAAATCTAGATATATTTTTTAAGACTATTAATCCACTCAAACTTAGTACTCCTGTTCATGTTATTTTGATGCTATTCCTAGAAATAAATTTAATAGATCAATACCAGCTAGCTGCTTCATCTAACCAAACTCAAACTGACTCTGTTAATCTAAATGACTTAATTGAAGTGAATTTCAATGATTTCCCGTCAGGGGAGCAGGCATTGTGGTCTGCTCCACCTGATACCACTGGTATACTAGAGGCTATATCTATTGACGCCAGCTCTTCCAGTAAAGGAGGGAGGTCTTATGGATCTAACAATTTTTATGATTATGACCTTGACTACAGGGGCTTCTTAATAGAACAATTCGATCTTTCCAATACATCAAATTTAGTGCAGACTTTAGAGATTAAACAAATACCAAAATGTGCAACCTAGACCTTACAGACATTTACCAACCCTCTTGTAAGGGATTGGTTACGATGGGGTACCGAAGCAAGTCTACTAACGTTTTCACTCCGGTTCTTCATAAACAAAACCTAGTTATGTATGGGGCGGCAGACGCTATGGCTCGCCTTGTCTCTGGAGATATGCGATATGTTGTGTCGCATATGTACTACCACTACATAAACACAAGCTCTTCAATTCCAAGCATTTCTGCAATTACAGATAGGAGCCAGGGATCTAGCTTCTTTCAGTCAATGAACTCTAGCGACCATTCTGTTATCCAGGATTGGCTTCGTATACCTATTTTTACTGCAGCTAAACTTAGCGCGTATGGGGCAACCCCAACTCTGGCTGAAAATTACACAAGCAACATGTCTACTTTTGTGGCGACTAGTGCTTCTAGTGCAACTCAGGCTGGAGAGTCATCTGAAAATTATTACTTTGCAGACAGCGGAGCTAATGGACCTAGCAACATTATCGGTGTTGCCCTGGTTTGTGCTCCAGTTAATTCTGATAATAGCCAGGACGTGGTGTTTAGCCGCCTAGCTCTCTCCTCTCCAATTGTCGTACAGGCGAATAGCTATATCGACTGCTTCTGGGGGCTAGCTTTCCAATAACATGAATTGGGATCCAATCGTACAACCCCCTTCGGACGGGGAACTCGTAAATCAATCTGTTACTGGCAGATCTATCGCTACTTTGCAGCGTAGAACTGACTTCCTGTACCAGAGGCTCAACGACTTTAGTGCTCAAAACGGGAAGTTGGTTATTCAAAATGTTGTTTTGGATAATGCAGTTCAAGTGGGAGATTGGGTTTATTTTGACTCCTCTTCTCAGTCCTACAAACAGGCTATTGCTGAAGGGGTTTACAATACAACCCTAAAGCAGTATACAGCAACTCCTAGGACTTATGTCGTTGGAGTGTGCGTGAGTGCATCTAGCAACCTTGGATCCATTCTGATGAGTGGGTATATTCAATCTCTTTCTGTTCTTGGATTTAATACATCCTATATGCTTGAGGGAGGCCAGACATATACCCCTGGTAGATACTATCTATCCTCAAAGACTCCTGGGAAGATGACTTCGGTGGCAAATGCCCCCATTGTCCAATTGGGATTCCTCAGCGGAGATTCTGCTTTTGTGTCTCCACTCCAGAAAGATATATTTGAGTCTCACATCCACTACAATTTCCCTCTGCACGCGAAGCCAGCATCCAGCCAGAATACGGATGGGTCTGGTGGCGTTACTATCAGTGGTAATAGGTATGTAGATTACTTCTACTCACCAGCGTCCAACACTCCTCCAAACATCTTGGTTGCGATAAAGGGCAATGGGACTACACCGTCTGTTGGATATGGAGCAGAATTTAGAGTTGAGATATATAGAGACTCTGGTGGACTAATGGGGGTTGATGTCTGGGGTGGCTCGTCCCTAGATCAATCAAAACCTGATCACACTGGCGGATCAGGAAGTGGAGCTTCTATTACATCTGTTACTGGGAATGCTTGGCCAACCTACGGGTCTTGGTATGCTGTCCCCAATACAGGATTGTCTGTTGCTTTCTTCAGGCAGGATGCAACGTATTCCACAAATACATTGGCATCTGATATTACGGACAGTGTCCAAGGGATTGCCATTAACACAGACCGATTTAAGTTTTTCCTCCCATCAGATTTGACTGGATGGGCTAACCTAAATCCATTCGACAACCAGGTTGTCTCTGGACCAGTATTTAGATACGTAAGGGAGGGGGATGTACCACTCAATTCCGTGTGGCCTCCAACCCCTACCAGTTCTGTTGAGATCTCCAACAATGGAGTGTCACTTTCTGCCGGCCAGGATTTTTATTGCCTTCCTCAGGATCTACTGTGGATCCCAGCAGCTATTGATACAGTAAATCTTAGGCTATATGCTCCATGGCCATACGACTACAATGCTCGCAGTGCAGAAGATCCGAATTCTCCATATTTTAAGGCTCTTGAGGTATTCTTTTCCAGTGCCAACATTAGCACTGCAAAACCACTTGTTGTTTCTCTTCAGAGCAATAGCAATGCCATTTCAGTTACGGATTGCCTAACAGGAAATCCTGCAACATCTGGCAATCTTGCACTAGGTCTAACACTAGACTTAAACACACTTGCTGGACCGGACAGTAATTCGTGCATAGCAGGAACCGACCCAACATCTCAGAAATTCCTTACATCCGCTTTGGTCAGTCGACTGACCGCTGGAGCTGGCATAAAGATCGTTGGTAGCACCACCAACATAAATGGGCAGCAAACCGGTGCTCTAACCCTGTCTACAGATGGAGTACAGACATCAGGGGAGGTATCTATTGTGTCTTTGAAGAATGCCAAGGAGAGTCTTTATAATGGTATTACTCCGTGTGTGCTTTTCTTGCCACCATCTACAACAAAGTGTCAGATCGTCTCTAAAGTCAACATTCCTGTGAACGGGATTGTTGGGAACATTTCTTTAACAATTGCATCGTCAATCTTTGGGTCAACCTCAGTTGGTAGTGCTCCAGTAATTGCTACATTCAAGTCTACTCATTACGTTCTTAGGAATGGAGTAAATCTAAGCAGCTTTATTGAGTCCTCTGCCTTTGCAGTCCAGTACTGGTCTGTCAGTCTTGCTAATTACACTGCGTATTCGGTCCTTATCCCAAGCTATCCAAGTGTGTCTTCTATTGTTACCTCTTCATCTCCACCAGCGAGTGGAGTTGTTCTGACAAGTGGGACTGTTAGTAATGGTGGGTCAAATCCACAAGGGCTGCTTCCAGGGGATTCAATCTTGACAGTAATCGAGAGAGTTGCTTCTATTATTGATGGTCAAGCTGACTCATACACAGGGAATATCGGATTCACCAGTGTCAACTGGCAGCTAACTACATCATAATAGATCCAAATGTCAGAAAGTATTGTATTTCCAGAATGGCTAAACTCAAACTCACAAAGAAACTATCCGATTCAAGAGAATGCTAGTAGGACGGATGTTTCTGGTGCGTTTGTAATACCAAATAGTTTAGTAGTTGCTTTCCAGATCAACTACCCCAGGAGCTATGTGGGTGGTACGTTCTATATATCCACACTAACTGTCTCTGAGGACAATGTGTCTATCGAGATTTCGTTCCAACCTAGCGACACAACTGTATCTCCAATTCAAATTTCAACAGTAACTATTGAGGGGAGTTCTTTTACTCAGGACTCTTACTATTCGTTTGTTGGATCTGGATCGAATGTGTCTGTACTGGGGTCTATTGGCGTTGGAGATATTTCTGAGACAATCAGTGAAGGTATTGGAGTTTTTAAATTCCTGCCAGCAAGTACACTATTTGAGGCAAACACCCAGTTTGTTTCAGTGCCGGCTCTTCAGTCGGTTGAGATCTACAACCCTAGCAACTCCCTGCTATACACAGCTACAGATGTTCTTAAACTAAAGGCTGGGCAGAACATTAGGCTTACCTACGAACAGTTAGATTCAGATCCGTATGGTGTAATTCGTATTGATGCTATCAATGGAGAGAACCTGGTAGAAACTTCTACCTGTAACAACGCTTTAGCATTTGTCCCATCTCCTATTACACAGATAAATGGTGTATCTCCAGACGCCAATGGCAGGATCTTTCTAGAGGGATCTGACTGTATCCAGATAACTACAGACCCGGCAACAAACAGTATCCAAATCATAGACACATGTTCTACATCATGTTGTGGATGCACCCAGCTCGAGATACTAACTACTGCCCTAGAGCAGCTCAGGGCTCAAGAGACCACTCTTGCAGCATTAATTTCCAGTACCCAAGGTCAGCAGAGTGAAATGCTGGCAAACCTAATCTCCAATCTGTGATAGATACCCAAGGATGGCAACAAGAGAATTCAATAAGGGTTTTTCCATTTTCTGAAACTGTTTTAGAAAATCAGTCAAACCCAGCGATCCCTTTTGACTTTATTGTAGATCTTAAGTTTACACCAGGCAGGTGGCACAATCACGATGTCTACCTGTCACTAATTCGATACTTTCAAACTGCTGACCAGTATGAACTTACACTGAGTTATATCTCAGATTCTACAGTAGCAATCGTTGTCACTGTAGATAGGCTATTAAATTCTGTAAGTAGGGTGGGTCATCCGATCTCCGTAAAGTCCTCTACTCAATACTCCTGCCTAACCTTTACTCCAGGAGCGAAGTGGGATCCAGATTCAAGTTTGGCTCTATGGATAATGAGCGCTGGATCGCTCGTGTCTGGAGCTTACACATTAAGTTTTTTGTCAAGCCAGTCTGCCATTGACGATAGTGTGGTTAATCCTGGACCTCACACAATAAGGAGAATTTTTATTGAGCCTGTTGCTACCAACTCGCCGACCTCTCAGGTTCCCCCAATCCCTCCTGAGTCTACGTGGGGTAGGGAGGTGACCCAGAAAATAATCGGAGGAGATAACATAAGTATTACCCAAGACCTTGCCGACCCATCTATGATTATCCTGGATTCTATTCCAGGAGCAGGAGATGGTGGAACCCCTGGTGTCTCTGGAGAGCTGTTGTGGATAAATGATGTCTCTGGTTCTGGTCCTACTTCCAATGTAACGCTCTCTACTTCTGATTGCTTGCACCACATCGAGCAACCTCCCGTTGATGGGGGTGGTGTTGTAGCAAACACTATTCAGATCTTAAGCAGCTGCCTACCATGCTGCTCTTGTGAAGAATATAGAGCCGTCAGTGCTGCTATTTCTAGGCGGTCTCAAAAGCTAAAAGATCTGTGCACAATTCTATCTAACATGATCCAAGCTAATACAGCCCTATACAACGAGGCTGTAGATACAATCAATAATGCTAGAGCTCCCATAGTCCAAGTCAGAAACTTGAGGGTATATCCAAACTACTTCAAGGTGAGCCTCCAGAATGTTTGTGTACTGCCTGCATACATCCACTTTTCTATCAATATTACTGGGAATGATCCCACTGTACTACCATCACAATTCTCTATTGTTGATGGCGATAGTATTTTGTATGTTGGAGTGCCACCCACACTTCCTCCACTTGTGGGTACTAGCAAGGACTATGCAGGATCATTCTCCAATCAAGTCCCCACAGTGGCTGGTGTTACTGATTACTGCACTCAATCACCAGTTGCTCCAGGTAGTTTTGTAGATTTGATATTTGTAGACAACACTGAATTATCCCGAGACATTAGAACGATTGGTATTACTGTCGACGCTTATTCAAATGGTATATATGGGGCAAACAAGAATTATGGGTGCAAATTAGATCACTACACTGCTAAGGTGGTTGATGGTCAACCAATCACTCTAAATTCGTGCGGGAAACCAAACACAATCCCACAATGGGATATTAAACAGCTAGTGCCATGATCGGAACAAAAGAAGATTGGTTCAACTTAAATTCGCTGAGGTCTTTCCCGCTGGAATACGGAGACACTCCAGTGTCTGACACTGGGTTTGTGCTTGTTCCATCAATCATTGTGGATTGCATGGTGGTTGCACAATCCAACGACTTCCAACCAGTGCTTTCTTCGATTCATTTTTCTAAAACTCTAATTACTGCTTCGTTTTACGACAGCTTTTCTGGGCAAGATTCTTTTATAGCTCAGGTACCTATATCCAGTGACTATTCAGTGGCAAATATTATAAGCGTTGGCAACTTTGATGTTTCTGGGTGGGTTGCCTTTGGGGAGGTTTCTACACTATCTCATTGGTCTGGATCTGGATTGCACAAGCTGAGTAAAACATCCAACTATCTCTCCTCACACTGCTTTATGGCAGCGGGTCCAGAGGTTGTTTCCTCTGTGTCAGGTGGTGGGGGAAAGTTTACTGGAAATGTATTGATATCAGCATCAGGGGAGCTACTTACTAGCGTAAGCTCGGAGGTAGTCAATGGGGTTATTGAATACAGTATTGTATTTTATCTATCTTCCACTGGAGACATTTCTACTCTCTGCACCCCTGCCTCAAATCTGTGCGACTGCTTGTTGCCTCCAATTGCAAAAATAAATACCGTTTCTCCAGACTCCTCTGGTAATATAAATATAGTTGTAGACCCATCATTTGGGTTGCAGATAACCAATGTGTCCGATGGCATATTATTGTCTTTGCCACAAACAGCACAGACAGCGTGTAATAAGACTCAAACATTGCCATTCCCAGATGGAAGACTCCCAAGTGAGTCATACCTTACATCATAATGGAAACAGATATTTATACAGAGTGGAGAAATCAACATGAGAGTCAGGAGTTCCCATTTATTGGTTCTTCTGGGTATTTCCCCAACAATCTTTTTGTTGATATATCTATTGCGTCTTATGGTTCCCAATCCATCTGGCTATCATCTTTGTCTCAGAGTGGCAGTGTAATTAATGGGATTTTAAAGTCAGACAGTGGCGAGGTATTTTCATTTAGCCAGACATCGTTTAATTCATGTAACGCAGCTGCTCCAATTACATCTTCAAGGGGCAAGCAGGTTGGTACAATTGTCTTTGGAGAATCTGCTCCATCTATGGTTCCTTTTATTACTAGCTCCTCCTCTTCGATCAAAGATGGCACAATTCTAGTAGATCCACTATGTATTTTTGTCTTTAGCCCCAAACAGGTATCTTCTATACAAATCGGTAGAGATGTCTACAGTGGAGTTATCAAGCTTGTTGAGGGAGAGGGGGTCACTATTACTGGTACTGGCAGTAATGTTGTAGTAAATAGTATTGGGGGGGACAATAGCTCAGACTGTTGCTTAAAAACGTTCCAACCGCTAAAGTCTATTAACTCCATTACAACAAAGAATGGAAATCTTTTCATCAGGGCACAGGATGTTGGACAACCAGCTTCTTCTACTGATGTGCAGCAAATTATAAGAATAAATCCGATTCCAAATGGAATCCAAATATCTCTATCAAATTGACAGGACTATTCCCTACATTCTTAGATGAAAATGCCAACAGGGCATTTCCTTTTGTAGAGAACACTATCTCAAGTAGTGTTCCAGATTCCTGTTTTCTAGATTTTAGGGGGTGGAGTAGACTCGGAATAAATACGCTACCAAATTTCTACATGATCTATGACCAGACATCTGGGCACCCAGTTCCCACTGGATACGAATCATTTGTACAGACTGGTATGGTTCATTTGTTTTTTGAGCTCATCTCTGGCAATACTCTTATATCAAGGACTGTTTGCTTTTATGTCCCAGCCGCAAATAGTACCTGGCCATATCTATCCAAGAGTACGCTACTTGCCAGTTCTGGAGCTAAGTCACTTGAGGTAAAAATAGTTGTTGATTCTCCAATTTTGTCAGTGCTCATCCCTGAAAATAATGGATCCGCTACGGTAGGACCTATGTTTGTGGAGCCGGCCCAATTGATGAATGTGGGTGGTATTGTTATTGATAGCCTTAGTGTCATTCACTCCCAGGTCGGAAACCCAGAAAGATTTATAACCGGAGATGTAGTGTTCCTTCCTGGCATAAACAATGAAGTTACTCAGTCCGGTAGCGGAGTTGTTCTTACTACTCAACAGGGGTATGGTCTTGGACAACAAGTCTACTATGGTACAGACAATGGGGTATGTGACGGAAATGTTTCCCTTATTAATGGAGCCTCACCAGACAACAACGATGTATTTAGTATTGTAGCTGGACCTGGAGTTATTATAAAAGATAGCCCATCTACAAATAGCATAATGATTTCACTAGACCCCGCCAACAATTCTGCGCAATGCCCTTAATAATATGGAACAGGATTGCGATTTTATTCCACCAACGGTTCTTGGGTGCACTGGTCCATCTACTAGCGTAGAACCACTGTGCCCAAAGATTAATACAGCTCCACCACCACTTTCTGTATCACTGGAAGGAGTACAAGGATGCACTGGCCCTACTGGGCCTGCAGGTACTATTGCTGTAAGTACTGGGCCGGCAGGACCTCCTGGACCAGCGGGTGGTATCGGTCCACAGGGTCCGGCGGGGCCAGTTGGACCTCAAGGTGGCGATGGAGTTGTTGTTGGAGCTACTGGGGCGATGGGGTCGGTTGGACCAGTTGGAGCTACTGGGGCGAGGGGGGCAACAGGATTTGGTCCTGGCGTGGGGCCACAAGGTTCTGATGGAGGTGGAGGGATTTCCACTGGCTGTTCTCCGTGTTCTATTTGCCTATTCATGCAATGACCCAAGACTGTTTATTTAATGACCCCATAATTTTAGATTGCCCAACAATTTCTGTTGGTGTGGATCCACTGTGTCCAAAGATACAACCAATTCCACCAACTTCTGTATCTAATCAAGGTATAGATGGACCAGTAGGTTGTACAGGTCCAGCAGGGTTAATCTCTCCCCTATCTGTAGGATTACCAGGCCCCCTTGGTCCAGCTGGTCCAGTTGGCCCTGTCGGCCCAGCCGGTCCTGCAGGCCCCGCTGGCCCTGTTGGTCCTACTGGTCCCGTGGGTCCCGTAGGCCCTGTTGGTCCCACTGGAGTTGTGGGAGGAGTTGGGCCAACGCCATCAGCTGGTGCAGCTGGATCTCCTGGTGGAACTGGTGGATCTATGTGCAGTAGTTGTGTAAAATGTACCTGGGCTTAATATGGAATCTGACTGCTTATTTAATGCACCGGTAATTCAGGGGTGCGAAGTCCCATCTGGACCCATAGATTCACTATGCCCTAAAATACCTAAAACTGTAGTTTCTGTAGCACTAGATGGTGCGCCAGGCCCTATTGGCTGTACAGGCCCTACGGGGCCGTATAGTGAGGCAGTTGCTGGTCCTGTTGGTCCTGTTGGTCCTGTTGGTCCTGCTGGACCTGCTGGACCTGCTGGACCACAGGGTGGTGCCGGTCCTCCTGGGAATCCTACTCCCGCTGGTAGTATTGGACCTACTGGACCACAAGGGGCTACTGGTCCTATAGGTCCCACTGGGATACCAGACTTTAGTACTCCCGTAGCTACTGGCCCCGTTGGTCAGGTTGGATGTGCTGGCGGGACAGATGGTGTTTGCTATCAGGCTATTTTTCAGTAAAATAAGCTTAATGAATACGGTTTTGCTACTAAAGAGAGAGACAAGCTCTAGTTATAAGAGCTCTAGTACCCCAATCTCTGGATTCGTTGGTTATGGTATGAAAGTATATGTAGATACTGCATACAATATAGTTCCAGAAATATTCGTAATGCAAAGGGATGTAAACAGCTCATACACTGATGGAGTATGCGACACGCTGTATTCAGTTGCTTCTGTAGACGAGCTAGAGTCTATCCCCCCAAATGCTCCAGACCCTGATGGATCAAACTTCTTCCGTGTATCCTCACTAGAGATGGTTTTTAAGTCTCCACAAGATTTAGACAATGCATGGAGTGTGATATCTCAGGACGTTCTGTCACTAGCTACAGCAAACGACCTTTTGATCAACACATCCCCAGATGTTGTTGCTATGTATCCAGCTGATGCCTTCCCAAGATACTACGGGAATACCACCGCTACTCCATCTGGATCTGACCTTACAGCACTACAATCAGACACATCATTCTCTACATCACTCACTGTATCGGAAACCTCTAGTGGGTCTAACTACTACTCATTCTGTTATCCAGCCACAATAGGTACGTCATCCTTGTCTGTGAATGGCACTTCTACAGCCACTAATTTTTCCACTGTAACTCTTACCAACAAGTACGGGGCCCCAGTACTGTACAATGTATACACAACAACTGCCGCACTAGCATCTGGAAGTAATTCTATTGTATTCGTTGGTGCCTAACATCATGATAATCACTAAGAAGAAGGCTCTAAATATTGTATCTACTGCTGCCGTAATAAAAGACATTCCAGCCTTACACCCTATATTTGAAGCAGCTAAAGCTAAGATAACCGAGGCTGGTAGAAAAGAGCGGTGTACCACTTGCCAAGCAAACAATATTCTTTCTGATATATCTGACAAAGCCCTATCTGCTATAATAAATCTCTCTGAAGATGATCTGCAGAAACTAAAGAAAACCCTTTCCATAAACGAACCAATTTATGCATACACATCTACCCAAACCGGAGTTAATCTAAAAAAACTAGGATGAAAAAAATACTAACTACACTACTGTTCTTGGCCTTGTGCGCTACTGGATTCTCTCAGTCTAGTGCCCTTAATGTATCATCTACCTTAGCTGGAAATGCTGGGTACCAACCACTAATTGCAAGAGGTGTTACCAATGGATATGCACCGCTAGATAGCAACGCACTGGTTCCGGGCACAAACCTATTCCCTGGTTTTGTGAGTGCAACTAATGGATCTTTTTGGGTAAAATCTGGATCTGGCCTAGCTGTTGTCCAGGGACTTACATTTACATCTAATACAATCTCTATGTCTCACGTAAATGTTGGATTAATTGAGAATGATGCACTAACCCTATATGGTATCAGTTTAGATTCTGGATTTAATCAGCCGATAGTTATTAGAGGTGGTCAGAGCACTATTTATTTTGCGACAGCACAAACAGTCGGTGCGGCAAACACTGGATATACTGGGTTCAGTTGGTCAATTAGTGGACCTGGAAACTTTTATTTGGGGTCTGGAACTATAACCGGAAACCTATCTCTCCCTTCTGCTAGTGCTTCAAACGGGCTTTCTATAAACTTCAGTAATAGTGTGTTCTCATCTACAAATGACTTTGTTTTTACAAATGCAAATGTGATTGTGTCAAACCTAGGGACTAATGGGTTTTTTAACACAAACTCAGCTGTAGTTTCCACCTATAGGAGTTATGCACTAAACTCAACGAGTGCCGACAATCTGTATGCGAGGGTGTATACAAACAATACGTGGCCACTTCTTCAGACATTCTCTGGAGGCATTGCATTGCCCTCGGCTCTGACTTTATCTAACGGTGGTACCGGTGGAACCAACCAAGTAACGGCTCAGTCATCCCTAGGACTATCTATTGGAACAAATGTAGAAGCATATAGCTCGTCTTTAAATCAGATCGGCACTCTTGGTGTACCTACATCAAACTCTGTGCTTGTAGGCGGATCTACGAACTGGGTGCTACAAACCGCATCTCAATTTGTTGGCTCTCTTGGGTTGTCTATTGGTACAAACGTTCAGGCATTCAGCTCCAACCTAACAAGTGTTTCTGCTGTGGTCCCAACAAACAACTATGTACTCATTGGAGGTGTTTCTACAAATTGGACTAATGCATCACCAGCGTCTTTGGTTACGACCCTGGGGTTGAGTATCGGAACAAATGTTCAAGCCTTTAATGCAAATCTTCAATCGATCTCTTCGATAGGGACCCCATCAGCAAATCAGTTCCTGGCTAGTATATCAAGCAGCTGGACGGCTGTCTCTGGAAGTACTGCTAGGGCTGCAATGGGAGTTTCGATTGGTACTAATGTACAAGCCTATAGTTCTAATTTGCAAGCTATAGCTAGTGGAACGCCAGTGCCACTTTCCCTTGGTGGAACTGGAGGAACAAATGCATCTAACTCTTTGGTGAACCTTGGTATTGGTAATGGGATAACAACCAATATTACTTTGATCTCTATTAGTACAACCAACACCGCAGCGTTTGTCACCAATACCATCGGGATCTCTAACGGCATAATCACCAACTGGACTCAAGTAGGACTGTAATATGGAAATCTTTGAAGGCAACCTAGCTAATCCAAGCTCAATCATAATCCCAGGAGTACAAGCTCCAATAGGGGGCTCAGATCCCTTGTCCTACGGAATTGGTGAGTCGTTCCAGGTTTATGTACAATTCAAGCCTGGTACAAAACGACTATTGTTCACCATTAGTACAAGGTCATTCGGATCTAATTCGGTTGTGTTCCAGCAGATTGTATTTCCACAGAATGGTCAGGGTGGGATAGCAGAGTTCTCTGTTGGCGCTGATACGACATCAAGACTTTCTCCTGGTGTGTATTACTGGGACGTATTCCAACTTAGAGATGATGGAAGTAAGGATGTGTGGTCTGCCTACAACACCGGTACGGTGAATATTGTCGAGTACCCATCCTCCTCTACTATCCAACTTCAGACTACTCCTACGACAAACACCATTGATGCATACCCATCTCAGACTAACACCCTGAATATGTACATCATCAATGGGTCTACATTCAGCAAGATAATCACCTGGAATTCTGCAGGCGAGCCAGTCAATCTTACTGGGTATACTGCAGAGATGCTGATCAAGAATAGCTTAAGTAGCGACTCAGCGATCTTCACCCTTTCTACCAGCAATGAAAGAATTGCTCTTGGTGGCGAGGCCGGCACGATTGCTCTAAATATTTCTTCTGAAGATACATCCACTATTACAGTGGGAACATATGTATATACCTTAACGCTGACAAGTGGTAGCACGGTTAAGAGACTTCTAGAGGGTACGATGTCTGTTACAAATTAGTAGAGGGGGGGGTATAAAAGTACTCCTGTTTTGCCATAATATATTGGAGTTAGTAATTACATATTACCTCCAGAGATATCCCAATTTCAACTTTTAGGGTTCTAGCAGGAATGCAAGTTCTGCTACCTAAAAGTTGACACCCTAGCCAGCCCCATCTCACAGGGGTGAGGCCGACACCTAAGACCCAGAGCGAAGACTGGCGAGAGTAATGTCGTTTAGAGCTTGCAAATCTATATAGGGTGGGGAACAATTTGTGGGGGCAACGAAGAAGGAGAAAACGACTCTATGTTTTTAGCATAAAACCTACTTCAATGCCCCCACTCCAAATTTAGAGAATCTCAAGCACAAAGAGTGCGTATATCCCGGTGTGCTTATACGTAAGTTCGTGCGTGAGGTTGGCAGGCGCTAAAGTGGGACGTAACCGACTTTACCGCGCTATGTGAAGGATACCAAATTCTAGAATGAGGGTATATATCATAGAGGGAGCTTCTCCTGTTGTATCATTATGTTTATGAACTCAGTGAATAGGTTGGTTAGGAATGCTTCCATAAGGAAGTATCGCAAAAGCCAATACTATTCGGTTTACAATCCCAGGTAATTCTGGGATAGTAGTAGAAGATTTAGGGGGCGCAAGGATTCGACATTGAAATCTGAGACACAACCCACACGTAGAGGATATCAGTTGGCCTCTTTAATCATCTGGTAAAAAGACTAAATGCAGCTACTATTCGTAATGCAGCTACGTCGATCCGATCAGCAATGGTCAATGCAGCCGAGGTTCTCTTCAGCAATGAAGATTCCTACGAGCTCGCAGCTGCCTAATAAGCAGGATCGCTCATAGCGTCACGGTTCAGGGACGCCCGATGCCCAGAACTTCAAAAGGGCACCTCAATTGCTTAATGAGGGTTCAGCCAAGCATGCATCAATTGCGTTAAGTTGAAAACCTGGGCCCTGTAGTTGTTCATCGCTACAGCCCTTGATTAGATGAACGAAGCGTGTATAAAGGTTAGTTGAAGATTACAGTGGACACGACTATCGTATGTCGTCGCCTCCACCATTTATCTCCATCAAGTTCTGTTGACTGCTTCTCCATAATGTGATTTAATAATTGAGACATGAAAAACTCAATTAAAATAATTTGCCATTACTGTGATGAACCAGCCTACAAACCCAAGGGAGAAATAAGTAGGCAAATTAGAAAGGGGGCAGACAAGTTCTTCTGCTCCCTTTCTTGTTCTGCAAGCTATAGGAACTCAATAAGACCAAATAGGGTAGTAGAAATACATGCAGTGTGTCCACATTGCAAAAAGGAGTTTGATACAGTTTCTGGTAAGAATAGAAAAACTTTTTGTACCCCAAGCTGTGCATCAAGGGGGAGTATAACTGAAAATAGATTAGAGGGTAACGCCAGGGGTGGTAGGGCTACGTGTGGAACAAACCTTATTTCGGTTGAAGAAACTCTAAAAAAGAGAGAGGCATGGAAATATGTACGCCTGAAAGATTTTCTTGAATTTCAAAAAGAAGCGTATGAGTTTGAGTACAGGATCCCTACCCTTGACTTTGTCCACGACCTTGCTCTAATAAACAGAAAAATAGTTGTAGAGTTTGATGGAGACGAGCACGAAAGCATGAAAGCAGAGGACTCTTACAGAGATGGTATTTTGCGTAGCTCTGGGTGGTCAGTATTTAGGATACCAACCAAAAGCAATGCAGTTATTCCACCAGAAGTTCTTTACCCAATTTTAAAACAAAATTAAGGGAGTCGAGACCCAAACCGACTTGAGCTTTCCCAGCTCTTGTAGGTTAACCTCCAGTCCCTTGTCCAATACCATGGACTGGGACTGGACAATTTCTGCAGAAAGAAAGCTCATTGGCACTTCCCTGGTGGGCTGCCGATCAAGAGGGGTACAAGTCCCAACACCAGGCCAATTTATCTCGAAAGAGATAAAGCTACGGTCATTGAGGGGTCTACAACTGATAAGGCCGAGTCCCTCGTCTTTGAAGGTAGATAGCGACCTGAGCCGTAGTATGATTTTCTGGGATCGTCTAATGATAAGACACCTTGTGTAAGCAGGGAAATCCGAGGTTCAATTCCTTCGTCCCAGCCAATTTCCCTGGGGAGGGAAAACACCTCTGCGGTTTAGAAATACACTGTGAAAAAACTGTAGTAAATTAAAACACAAAAGTTTTTGTTTACTGGTGAACGGTTTTGTTGTGCTCTAAATCGCAGAACCTTTTTGCTTTGATTTATTCAAAGCGAAACCCTGGTCAGGGTCTTGTTGGGTATAACAAGATACAACCAAAATCCCACTCCCCCTTGCCTCGGGGGGTGGGATCCACTTTCTGTAAAAAGTAATACCTACCCCTTAGGGGAAAAACAAAAAGCTCACAAAACCAACCATACCCCACGCGAGTGGGTCGCCCGAATCAGAATCCATACAAGCGGATTTTGATTCAATCAAAAGCGACCTGCTGCGTTGGGGATGGATTCCTGTACACCAGAACTGTGTGCTTTTTGTTAGATGCTGGAGATTAGGAACCGTACACAGGGTCGCCCTTGTATTTACTCGAAACCGATTTTATCTCGTCTGATAGGGCTTCTGTTATATCGTGGATGTCCCCTTTGGACAGCCAAGGTAAAGCATTGATTTGCTTAAAGAGCGTTAGGGCTTGGTCCCGAATATACTCCTGCAATAGACCCATCTGGTAGCTTGTCTGAGCATCCTGCTTTGCGTGCTCAGATTCTCCATCCACATATTTCTCTGGAAGTTTGGCAAAGTGCAATTGGATAGGCGCTGACTCAAATCCCTCCTGATCCAGGATAGTACCAACGAGTGCTGCAATGTCAGGAGAAAAGTGTTCATCTCCTTTTTCCTCATTAAGGCTGACCTCTATGATCCCCCAGACAAATTCCGCTACCGTCATCTCTGCGATGTCGTTGGGGTCGTTCTCTCCATTGAGGGTAGAACAAATAGCGTTGAAAGCTACCCAATCGTTGTGGAAGCTATCGCTAGTAATCGCGGCAATGATAGCATGAAGGCGATCCAAGTTCTCTTCATCAATATCGACATCAAGCTTGTCCTTGAACTCCATTGCGAGAGTCTCGGGTTCCCAGGTGTAGATATCTGTTCCGAAGAAGTGTAGGGCGATAGCATGGGATACGGTAGCCATCGTGCCAGCGCGAGCCATAATAGCCCCGCAGACCTCTTGGTCTTTAGACTTGTGGAGTAACATTACAGGTAGGACGAAAGACGAGTACGCTCATCTTCGCTTAGGCTAGCCAGCTTTGATGGATTGTATTCATCTGTCCCAACCCCAACAAGTTTGGCGGACTCTTCAGAAAGGGCAAGCTTGAGCACGCCCTGTGGAATTTCGGAAAGCTCTTCATAAGAATAAGAGTCTCCACCAAGATCTACTACTGATGCAAGCTTTTCTGCTTCTGCACGAGGAGTATTAAAGACGCTAGCAAATGGGTCCTGGATGGACTTCCCGTAGTGGCGAGCCAGAGAGTGCTTCTTGTCAAAGATCTCCAGAAGCTGTGCCACCTTGAACATACCATTGATATCCTTGTCGTCAGATTCAATTAGGTCGTCTGCGATCTTGCAGAGAGCAACCTTTTCGCTGTTGTCGTGAATTCTAACGGCACGAGCTTTGATCTCCTGAGCGACCTTCTCTGTGTTAGGGATATTCAGTCCTGCGACCTGTAGGATGCGCTCTGGGATCTCAATGTCGTAAGAAGCCATCTTGTCGGCGATCTGCTTTGCACAGGAAACTTTCTGACTAAAATCAAATGTTCCAAATAGGTCATTCACAAAGTACTTAGCAAACTTCTTCAGAGACTCCCCGCTACATCCATCAAATACACGAGTGATGTTGTCTACTCCAGTAACGGTAATTGCCCAATCCTGATAGACAACCGCAGCGGTCTTTGAGTTCTCTTCAGAGAGATCAGCAGCCAGCTCCTCTACCTCTTTTGAGATATTGAAAAGCTGAGCTGCTTTGACGATCCTCTCTTCTACACTAGCACTCTTTTCGTTTGCCCCATAGTAGTAGGCAGCGCTAACATAAACGTTGCCGGCATCGGTAAGTGGAAGTGATCGGGAATCAGAGTCTGCAAAGGCGGAGTCTGGAAGAGACTGAAGGTATTCAGAATCGAGCGTCTCAGCTTCCTTAGCGAAAGAAGGAACTTCCCTATTCTGGAAAATCTTAATAAAATTGTGGCCAAAGTCAGTGTAGAAGTCTTTCATGATGATTACCATAAATTTATCCAAACTCACCAACTATTGCAAGTTTCTTCCTAAAATATAACAATTATGACTCACATACCTAAGTCACTTATCCCAATGCCACCGCCACCGTGCAAGATAGTTCAGAAAAAAAATCCTGTACCCGATGATGTAAGGAGGAGGCGAGATAATTATAATCTAAGGGCTAGAATTCAGAGGCATAACGACCTCTTAAATACATTCATATCTCCAGGGGCCATAGCAGTTGCTAGGTTAGGGTTGGTTCCTAAGCACCTAGATGCCCCCTTCACACGGGCAGAGATCAAGAAATATATCACTGAGTGTAATACTATATTCTATCACTCCACGTGGGCGAAACCCAACAGCTATAAAGATGTAATGAATGGGCCAATTTTTGACCTGGATTTACCCCGACTAAAGATGCCCATAAGCCCAGACCTAGAGAGACCCGCTACAGACGGACTAATAAAACTTGAGAATAAGTATGTTATGTCAATCAAAGATCTTCAAAGATGGTTCTATCAGGGATTTAAGCGGTATATGTTTAAAGTGATTCATGAGAATACTCTATACTCATGCGGAGGTGAGTGGGCTTTAATGTATGAATCAGAGATACTTGCCTCTTTCCCAGAATTGCTCATTTATCCAGGGAGAAAAAGAATTTGGTATCTAGTCCAGATAACTAGAGATACTGACTTATCAATAATCGAAGTTAGTATATACAGTCCAGACTATTACCCCATACTAAGTATAGGTACGACTCTGGGTGAGGGTAGCGTAATTCCAGAAGAGTATAGGGCTTGGTGGAACCAAGCTGTCTTACCACTACCACCAGATAGAATAGTAGTTGATTAAGTAAGTCAAATAATTCACGAATAAATACACCAAACAAACAAAATATTATGTTAGGAGACGAAGAGTATCCATTGGCAGACATTGTCGATGAGATGAAGTACCCTTTTTGCCCAAAGTGCAAATCAAAGGTAGTAGCAGTCAGTAGTCAGCACTCGGTGTGCCTTGGGAATTGCAAATGGATCGGACCATCATCTAGCATCCTAAGGGGGAATGTCATTCTTAAGTCACTGATTGCTCAGGAAGGATTTATCAATCTTTCGTATGGATCACCCAATGGACTAAAGAAGATTGCACAGGATATAGCGAAGAACAAGAATTTCCCTGGGGGAGATGATGAGATAGATGGTAGAGATGTTGGAGCAGCGAGGTGCTTTATCCCCAAGTTTGACGAATTTGGGGAAGAAAGTGACATCGAAGACTTCATGGAGTCTACTACCAAAAAGAGTTTTAGACTTGGTATGTTCAACCACATGGAAAAAATTGCAGCTATGACTGCGTGCGCAATGCGCAGTAGCCTTACCCACAAACTACTCCGGTTTGCTACATCCAGGGTTGTTGATCAAAACTCAATGGTAAGCAATAGGGAATCGTATCTGCTTGGTGATGACAAAACTCCCAATCCAGATCTGTTCCGCAAGAAAGCTGCTATAGAGGTAGACAACAGGAAGTCTGATGAATTTATGACAGTTGTAGATATTTATTCTAGCTCTTATGGTAGACCGGACACATCTTTGCATGCAAAGTACACCAAAGAGGGAAGTATTCTACAGAATGAATATCCATCAATGAGTATCTCTAAGCACGCGATGACTTGGCAACCACTCTATTGGCCAGCTATGAATCTCGAGTCAGATGACCTAATTCGACTAGCTGCGGTTCTTCAGGGTGGAGACGAGAACATCACCTATATTGTGACAGAGAGTATGGATACTGGAGAGTTCCATGCTGGAGTATACAAGAGAGAGGTCTATAGCCCAGGAGCTCATTTTATAAAATCCAAAGCAACTACTGTGGAGGATGCGATAAATAGAATCAGAACCTCATTTGAGAAAGCTATTGTAGCTGCAGACAGGTCTGGACATATCTTAGATTTTTCCTGGCTTCAAGATTGGCAACAGGATATCCCATCAGATACAGCGTTCTTTGATATATTGACTGCCCCATTTTGGGATGAGTCAATAGCTTCAGAGATGTTGCACCTGATCGGTCTTTCTAAGAATCAAGTATTAAAAGAAATGTACGAAGAAACACAACAATAGGGGTCCATCAATAATTCCCGAATCTACCGACTTCCATTCCGATGTCGTTGATGTAGGAAGCATTGATAGATAGGTTCGTAGCCATACCAGCCATTGACGGCAAATCTGTAATACCTAGGGCTGCCATGAAGATGGCATATCCAAGGGCGTGCAGAAAGTCGTCTGGCTTGTCCTGATAGCGGCTGTAGCGTCGAATAGTGGCTCCATGAGAGTTTGTTGCGTCCTCAGTGAAGGTAGCGAGCAAATCTCTGGAATACTGCTCGAACCAGCCTCCCTTAGGAAACCGAATCCGCTGAGCCTTGATAAGAGTGAACACGATGTAAATCAGTGTTGTTCTATCTACGGTAAAGCAATTGTTGGTATTGGGCATGAAGAACTTCTTGGTGGTCCCATAGGCAATAGAACCTGTGGGCACCCCCATGTAGGCTCCAAGGTTGGGGTTCTGTACGGATCCAACGAATCCAGCATCAGCTCCTACAATTTCAATTCTACTTCCGGTTACGCTTTTGAGGTAATCTCCGATAACATAGTGACGCTGCTCATCCGGCAATCCTGTGGGCCTAATAGCCCCTAGAACGTCGAAGCAGCCGTCTCTGTACCCGACGGCTACACCAACAGTAAAGCTGACCACCTCAGCACCGCCCCAGTCAACGCCCCCAGCTACCCTGTGGTAGATCTGAGCGTTTGGTGGTTCGTGTTGGTCTATGTCTAAGATACTAGCCTCTTTAATGTCCTTCTGAGTGATTGGAACACCGCCCTGTGAGGTGGGTATTCCTAAGCACTCTTGGAGAAATCTAGATTGTGAATATGCGCTAGACCCATGAAGTTTATTATAAATAGTTTCGATGTATCTATCGTGTGGAAATATACGGTCTGGAACAATAATTTGGGGGACATGATACCCCTCTGAGTCACGGTGGATTGGGTCGTATTCGTACGACCTAATCCACTTTCCTCTGGTCACATCTATTACCTTGCCACATTTTATGCAGCAAATCCCTTTGATCTGAATCATTTCCAAAACTCTTCCAGCTTCGGTAGGTACATTTTCGTGCCCACACCCACATTTCATTATCCACTCGTTTTGAGTCGAGTTTTCAAAAAGCTTGGTAAGTGTGTTGTCAACGCCACGAGCGGTTCCGAAATAGCTTTCGTATCGATAATCAGATGTTCCTAATGTTTCTCTAATCTGAGGAATGAAGTCTGCATTAAGATCCTGACAGTTGTGTACGCCTATCCCGTTAGCAAAGAATGTGTGGTTCTTCTCTGTCTCTATATCATATACATCATCTACCCCAAGGTAGGCAATCCCGACGATGTCTGAGAAGTCCTCAGTGCTTCCTTTTTCTTGAGTTTGTTTTCTCTCCTTTTTTGTATCTGTTTTGCATGGCGCACTGGATCCTGTCTCAGCCTCATTCCGGTTTCCCTTCCCCTTTTTCTTGAAGCCTCTAAGTTCTCCCAGTATCTCTCTTTGCGTTTTGTGTTCATGGCGTCTCGATTCCTTTCCACCCATCTTGTCTTTACTCCCTTCTTGGCGATAGCACTGCACTTCTCGCCACAATACGGTTGGATCCCATTCCCCACGAATGGTTGCCCACAGAGCCTGCATGGCTTCTCCAGGTTTACTTCCTGATAGGCCCACTTGTACTCCATCTCTGGGAATGAGTATATCCTGGTGTTTTCTAAGAGCACCTTGGTCCCAACCACATCCACTGTGATTATGTAATACGTCTTGTTCCTGCTTTTCTTCTTTATTTTTATGGCTTTGCAGCTCACTCCATTTTCTTTTAACCAGCTCACCAATAGACTGGATTCCTCTTTTGAGAATGATTGGGTATTGAACACAAAACTTCTCCCTGTATTGGATAGGCTCCCATCGTCCATCATCCACCACGCAATCGCTTCCCAGGTCAAGTGTTTGACCCATTCTTGAGTTACCTTCTTCTTTGGCAAGCCCTTGTCTGAAGTACCCGTGTAGCAGATCTGGTGTATAGAGTCTAGGCATGGAGCACTTAGGGATCCAAAAACGCAGCTTTTCTCCCCCCAGCCCCTGTTCTCTACAATCTTGGGCTTTGTCCTCACTAGGTCCCCCAACACTTCCGCTTTGCGGTTGCAGTATCGTTCCTGACACTGGCCGTGTGTTACGTAATACTTGGGGTGGGATCTTGGAGTGGTACCACCCACTTTTGTCAGACAGGAATCTCCCAATAGTGTCCCAAAGACCATTTGCTCTTGACTGTGATTTAATGGCCTTAGCTTTGCTTGCTCTTGGGCATCTGTTAGCTTCATGCCACGGTAGTATTTCTGCAAGGTATATCCATCCCCTGTCGGACATGATTCGCTCGTTCCCTGTGCAGTCGAGGTGGTCCCCGTTGGATAAAATGATTCGCCAGACGTGTCGTTTGCCTTTGTGCTTAATTGATTTAATTGTGTCATATTCTAATTTTAACGTTGATTCGTTAAATCCAACAATACGATCCCCTGGTTTTTTGTCAACTAGAGTGTCAAGATTGATCCCGTCAAATAGGGCTGTAGAGCCCAAATTGCATTCATCCAGGTAAACTTCATCGGTCGTCACCCCCAATGAATTAGATACGTTATTGAAGCAAGAAATGCCCACAAATCTGCTCCCACTTACATAACTCTTTTCGTTGACATTAGCTGTACAGGTGTTATTCACAACCGGCCATGGCAATAGCTTGCCCTGGGTCATTGGAGCCATAAACATTGAGTGTAGACGCTGAGTATAAATGCTTAGTGGGGCAACATACATTACTCTAAAATATGACCTCCACCAGCAGTTCATTAATATAGATGCACTGATGCTCGTAGATTTTCCTAATTGACGAGCGCACATGTAAACATGCTTTCTAACCTTTCTGGTTTTGCTAAAAATCCCAGCAAACATCGGACGACGGTGTAAAATATTTAAAGGTTTCCCTTGGAAACTTATACTTGCGGGTACTAGGTCGACCAAGTCGATCTTGTTTGATAGTTGGCCATACAGGCGCTCCAGTTCCTTATCGCTTACTGGGATGATTTGTTTGTCCATAAATAATAGAAACCACTTGTAATAGTGGTGGCAGTTAAAATAAATAAGCTAAAAGGGGTGTTCAGTAAAGAAATTATTGAACACTTTATAAATATATGTATAGTCAAGCATTACAATTCTTGTTTGCGCACATCGAAAGATTTGGTGAAAAAATAGTTCTTGCATCCTGCTCCAAAAGAATGGATAAGGTATTACGAGCACCAACCTTTGAAGAGCTATATGAGAATCCACAACGATATAAAGGTCGCTTCCTTGTATAAAGGAGCACCAACAATTGGTAATGTTACAAATAATTAAAGATGAAAAACAATAAGCCCCTAACAGCTTACAGCAATAGTAAGCAATTCCTTTGCTGCGTAACTGGAGAAGTTATCCATCCCGAGCGGGTGGAGTATCTCCTTGGGGAGGGAGTATTAGAATACAACCTAACAAGTATCAATGGTGCCAACGCGACCTATAGGCCAAAAAAGATTATCGTTGTCGACGACGAAGGAACTGAGTTCTTTTGTGACAAGATTGACGAAACTAGGGCCTGGTCAGAGGAGCGTTTTGGAGCAGATGCAGATGAAGATTCGATCCCAGAGGAGACTGAAAGAAAAGTCCCCAAAAAGATCGAAGAGGCTTCCCCTGCTCTGATTCATGAAAGTCTCGACGTTGTTATCAAAAAAGAGGATACTGAAGAGGATGATTTCTCGTAGTCCAAATTTGTTTTTATCCAAGGGCGGTGAACCTTCGTTTGCGAAGTTTCAGCCATCTAAATCCTTGATCTTTGATAAGTTGCCCACAATCAAACAAATCACACAAACACATGAACGGTCTAACGAATCTGATTCTATCAGTGACGGTCCTAGTGCTGACGGCAGCACTGTGCAAGAAACAACTTGTTGAGCTTGCAGAAGAACTAAGTGAAGTAAGCGCAGACACAGAGGTGGGTTCCGCCTCTACTATTACATTCCCATCGAAAGCTAAGGCTTCCTGATGGCTGAGTGGACCTTCTTATTAACAGGGTCGGCTATTTCCTTTGTAGTGGTGTGCATTCTTCGCAAGAAGGAAAAGACATCTTTCACGAAGAGCCAGCCTCGACCACAACCCATATTGCTTAACTAAAATGTCACACTACAAAGAGAGAGTGGATGTCGGGTTTGTGGGAGGATACATTTTCTTCTACATCATAACTTGCAAGCTTTTGTTCGGTAAGATTCTTTGCCCATTCCTGTTTGCCGTATGGTTGACAGCTGGTTGGAGTATCTCTCGGTACATTGCAGATAAGTTTATTGTAGGGGCAGAAGACGTAAAGTTTTGGTCAGCTCTGGGGATTTTCCTTGGAGTTCTTGGACTGGTGTCTCTAGCCTGGAACATAAAATAAAACCATGTTTCCCGTACTAACATTATTCATTGCTCTTATTATCTTTGGTGACAAAGGAGTAAGTGCTATATTATATGTTGTGCAGGAAGCAGAAATCACAGCCCGAATGAGAGGTTATATCGAAGCACGTTACTCAGGTACTCCATTGGAGTACTTGATGAACTGCCGGTATTGCCTTTCATTCTGGGCTGCTTTTCTGGTTGCCTCCGCATTTTCCGCTTTCTCTTTGCTACTGGATATTTCTGTTCCAATCACTGCAGTTCTGTGTATATTGCTGACTCTAGTCATCTATGGCACACAACTCGAAAAACTAAAAAAGGAAGACAGCAGTGGACATTAAAGATCTAATAGACTGCCAGTTCGTTTCCGATATCTCCCAGTTGGGGGCGACTGTTGAATTCAAGACAATCTTGTATTCTCCTGTGTCTATGCAGATGGAGCATGTAACCATTTCGTGCCCAATGTCTGGGAACTACATCCTAACGGATGCGGCAAAAATAATTGAGGGTGATGTAGGTGTTCCAGAGGAGAGGCACAAGGATTTACTCGTCCAAGTGTTCTCTTCCCTGGAGCAGTCTACAGGGGTCAGTAAGTTGATCGACAAAAAACAAATATTACCAGATTCTTTTGATTCACGGATGCAGGAATTGGCGCTGAAGTTCCTAGGGGATCTCAGCGAAGAGGAACTAAAAAAAGACTCAGAAGAGCTAAAGTTCTCATTCCTACACCTTTGTTCAAAAAACTTCCAAGACTCATATGTCCGATACACCAGTTGATAATCAAGAAAACGTAGCACAACAGCCACCAGCCCCAGGGGTTATAAGCGACCAGGAGGTTGCAGGAGTGCAGGCAATGATAGCCTCGAGGCTAGCAGCGAGCATCTCTCCAATGATTGCCAGGGAGCTTATGACAGGCAAGATATCATTTGCTGCCCTCACTGTGGTGGTAGATGATAAATACAGTGGTACATTCCCATTCTATCAGATCGCTCCACAAACAGCCTCTGAGCAGGATAAGTTTGGAATCAAACTAAGCAACATCAAGTCAACAATGTTGGCTGCTGTAGAGTTTGCCAAAGTGCTAGGGTTTTTCAAAAATAAAGTAGCAAGATCCTTTGATGAAGGATATCTCGATCCACCCAAATAACAAATGTCATCCTCAATTCTAAGAGATTATGTTCTTTCCAGAATACCGATAGTTTGGGTGTATAGCATTGAGGAAGATAGGCTCTTGCAACAAGAGGCCAACTTCCTGCTAGACAAGGGTACAACCAATAGGGTGTACATTTACGATGCTAGCAACACCATTTATGACTTTCAGAAACGTGGGGGTAAGCCTCAGGTAATGGAGGTTGGTGGCCCTACCGAGGCTATCAGTGAATTTATCAAGCCCTCGAGATTCAAGTTTGAGGACTTTGTTGTAGATAAACAATGTACGTGGGATTTAAATGACAATGGGTTTCCATCTAAATCTATCATGGTACTTCTTGACGCCGCTTTCCATATGGTGGATTCAAACAACGTCAAGCACACCAACGCAAGGCTGACTCGCGCAATTAAGTCAGCTGCTCAGGAGTTGATTAAGCAACAAAAGAGTTTGGTGTTTGTGAATCACCACACAGATATTCCTATCGAATTAGAAAACATCGTCACTTATGTTGAGCACAAGCTCCCAGATGTGAAGATGATGAAATCCATCGTCAGGAGCAGCCAGGGTGCTTTGATCTCAGAGTCTATCCCAAAGATTACTCTTACAGATGAAGAGCAGGGGGTGATTGCTCAACAGCTCACTGGACTGACTAAGTGGCAGGCAGAGAATGTCCTGTCTTTGGCAAACAGAGAGAATGCAATCGACATAACCTATGGCACTGGAGATAAGCCGCCTAGAACCTTTAAGGGGGAAGTACTCCGAAGAGAGAAGGCTAGGCTCATCCAGAAGTCAGGAGTTCTGAAGATCATAGAAGTTAATCAGGGGCTAAGCTCTGTTGGTGGCATGGAGAATCTGAAGGCGTGGGCAAAGGATAGGGAGTTGATATTTAGTCAGGGGGCCAGGGATGACGGAATTGATCTTCCAAGGGGCATATGGGTTGTAGGCCCATCTGGAGTTGGTAAGACTCATGTAGCACAAGCGCTAGCTAAAGAATGGGATAGAACTATCCTTAGGTTAGATGTGGCTGCTTGTATGGGTAGCTTGCTTGGGGAATCCGAGGGAAAATTGTTGCGTGCCCTAGGTGATGCTGAAGCACAAGCACCATGTATTCTCTTTATTGACGAGGCTGAGAAGCTGATGGCAGGCGCTAGTGGAGTAGTTAGCGATGGGGGTACATTTCAGAGAATGTATGGCACATGGCTTACTTGGAATCAATCTAGGAAAGCAGATGTATTTGTTGTTTGCACAACTAATAGCGTACAAGATGTCCCAGCTCCCGCACTTAGAAAAGGTAGGGTAGATGAAATATTCTACGTAGGTCTACCAGGCCTAAAGCAGAGAGTGGACATCTTCAACATCCACCTAAACAAAAGAGGGTGGAATCCAGAGGAGTATGGAATTGATCTTGGCTTACTAGCCATGAAGACTCCACACCGAACTGGATCAGAGATTGAGCAAATTGTAAACGAGGGGCTAATTAGAAAAGGAAAGGCGATTGGGTTTGGAAAATCCAACCCCATCAAAACAGATTATTTCCTTGATGCAATTGGCGATGTAAAGATCATGGCAGAGCTAAACCCAGATGAGGCTTCTGGATTGTTCAAGTGGGCTAAATCAAGGGGGGTTATGATGGCAAATGCAGACGATGATTTGACGCCACCCAAAAAATCTTTCTTGAGTAAGACAGGAAAGCCTGATCCAATGGAACCCATCAAAATTAACGAAGAGGAGTTATAACAAAAATATGTCACATATGAGAGCAATGGCCCTGCCTGAAATCAGGGACCTAGATACACTTCAAAAAGCCTGCAAACGGCTTGGTGGAGTTTTGGATACAGAAGCCAAGCAAGCTAAGTTCTATGCAGGGCAACAAAAGGGGTGCGATGCTGTGATTAAGTTCTCAGATAGCACATACGAGATAGCAGTAATCAAAAACGAAAATGGAGTGTATGAGATCGAGGCAGATCTGTATGACTCAAGGCTTCGCGCCATCGTTGGCAAAGACTGCTCTCTACTTAGTCAAGCATTCCAGATTGAGCAACACCGCAAAATCGCCAGGAATCAGGGGTATGAAGTTATCGAAAGGACAAACCCCAAGAATGGTAACATCAAGCTGACAATTGAACGCCGATGAGTGTAGAAACTATCGAAATCGAAATAACCCCAGAGGGGGTAGCTAGTATTGAAGCATTTGGGTTTACTGGAGATGGCTGCAAAGCTGCCACCAAGGCACACGAAGCTATCTACAAGGAAGAAATTAGCAGTAAGGATAAACCCGAGCTGCACATGGGGACAAAAGTCTCCACTAAATCAAATGTCTCAAGATAAAGAGATATCAATGATATTCGCCACTGATGGAACTGTTAAGTCAGTCTATCATGACGAATTGAGTATTTTTGATCAAGGCCGCGTCAACAACTGTCGTGTGACAGATGTTGAATTCGATAACGAATCCCAAGAGTGGGTTGCGACCTTGATTAAGACGGGGCAAGTAATTGCCAAAGGTAAGAGCAGAAACGAAGTCCTAGCCCAGGAAGTATCTATTGTAGATGCCCTCCTGTTTGATGGACAAGACATACACCCATAAACACAAACAAACAAAATGGAAAAAACACCAGAACCACGGTCCGAACAAGAAGTCCTCTGTGATATCGTTAGCCTCCTTGAGTCTAACAAGATCACTCAAAACGCAGATATTGCGTATATCTGCAGTCGCCTACTCAATCCCGACAAGATTCGTGGAGTGAAGCGCTCTGTCACGATGAAGCGCCAGAAGCAGTACCAGGCTTTCCAGGTCATGCTGGCTGGTATGGGCAAGCGTGCATCCAAGACGGTTTCTTCTTCTCCTAAGAAGAAAGCGGCCAAAGCATCTCGCTAAATCCAAAGCTGAGGGCGGGGCATCCATAGGGGTGCCCCGCTTTTTGCGTCATGATTAAAATAGCACACATTTCAGATTTACATATCGGTAGTCACCAGTGGGGTAATGTCGGTAGACAAAAACACCACGGCAAGAATTTACACAAGCTCGCAGATGAGCTTAAGGATTACGACATCGTGATGATAACTGGAGATGTGTTTGACTCTCCAGAGCCTAGCCCACTAGATGTGATCCAGTGGATATACTTCTGCCGAGACCTAAAGGGGTTTGGAGCAGAACTGATAGTTAATGTGGGGAATCACGATATGGTTGTCGGATCTGAGTATCAGTGGGTAGAGACTGGACTACTTGAGGAGCGTGATATTCACAAGGAGAAATCTGGTGATCTGCACGACACCATATTGGGGATTAAAATACTAAATCTTAGTTATATACACAAAAAACAAATTAAAGATGTAATTAATAATATACCGGATGGAATGGACATTATTATGATGCATCAGTCAGCCGCTGGATTCTTACCATCAATTGCTAGGCCGCAGCTAGACGAAGAAGATCTCGCAGAGCTTTCAAAGAAGTGCAAATACTTGGCATTAGGCGATCTTCACATTCACAAGATCATGAAGCTATCTAATGGGTGTACTGCCGCATATCCTGGTACAAACTTCTTCTTGAAGTTGGGTGAGGAATGCAACGACTTCAAGTTCTTGGAGATCCAGTTCGACGAAACAAAAAAGAAGGTTTCAAAGATCAAATCCATTCCATATTCTCCAGATCAAGCCTCCTATGTAATAAACCTATTTGAATCAAGTAGCGTACTAGGTATTGTTGCTAAAGATCCATTTGCTTTTTACATTGTCAGATATACTCCCGCTCAAGAGGATGAAGCTAGGGGGCTAGTTTCTGAAGTCAACAAACACTTCCCAGGAGCTATCATTCACCTACATAGAGATAAGCCTCCAAAGGTGGCAGACTCCCTAGAGAGCGACAGTGAGGTTACGGAAGATACAGACTTCATATCTCTTGTAGAAAAAGAGAATAGCCTGGAACAGAGGGATGTAGATCTCGTTAGTGAGATATGGAACAACCCCTCTACAGATAATATAGCTGCAATCCTTGAAAAGGACTTAACCGAAACGATTCATGAAGCTCAGACACTACACAGCAAATAGTCACGCACTAGATCTTCTAAATGGAGTAATGGTGTTATTCTCATATGAGACTCCAGTGGCGCTAAAGAGTGGTGACACTATCTACCGCTCCTCAACTAAGTACAGCCCTACAACAGGCAAACACATAACTGTGTGGAGACGTAGATTTGGTTATAACACGCCATTCCTAGAAGTATCTCCAGAAAGATTAGAGAGACTCATAGAAGAGAGGGCTAGGATGTTTTGTCTATACGACAACAGCGATGAAAATAACTAGAGTAGAACTAAAAAACGTCACTCAGCATAGAGATGTCAATATCGATATCCATGATAACGTCGTTGGCATTATTGGTCAGAATGGATCAGGCAAAAGTAATTTTGCCTCTTCCATATCTATTGCTGTAACTGGGGAGTTTGGAAAAAAGAAGAAGGACCTGATTACTTATGGAGAGAAAACTGGCTCAATAGAGGTAAGTGGTATTATCAAAGATGTGCCATTTGTAATTAACAGGAATCTACACAACAACGAAGCATCGTTGGAGTATGGATCGGACACTATCAACGGATCAGACGCTGTTACGGATAAGATGTTGGAACTACTGGGGTGCGACAAGTCATTCCTTCCCAATATGGTATTTGTTACTCAGCAGGATATTTTGGGGCTCTTATTTGGCAGGGCCGCTGAGAGGAATAAGATGCTCCAGAAGTTCTTTGGGTTAGAGAAGGCTGCAAAGATTGAGCAGCTAATTGGACGTTGGAAGTCAAACATCCCATACCCTGCAATAATTGACGAAAGCCAAGCTAGGGCTGCTATTGAGAGTGTCTCTAAGATGAAGAAAAATCTCGAGGCAGAGCTAGGTGAAAGGAGGGATAAAATCTCGTCTCTTCGTGAATTTCTTGACTCTGCAAATGAGGATAAGATTCTTTCCAACAAGAAGAGGGCATTGCGCAAAGAGTCAATTGAAGCAAAGATAGAGGAGAAGATCGCTTACAAAGAGTCTCTGTCTAATAGCTTAAAATCACTTACTATTCCCAAGGTAACTAACCTAGACATAGAAAATATCAAAGAAAGGTTGGCTAGTGCAGTCAAGGAGTCTGGAGGGATCAAGGAGATGATCAAGATTCTTGATGCAGCCAGTTGCTCTCACGACAAAAGTGGCGATTGCTCTATATGTGGGAACAAGTTGACAGAAGATATTGTAGAATCAATGGGTAGAAGGCTTGAGGAATCTCGTAAGGCATCATCCAAGATAGATAGAACCATCTTTGCTATATCAAAAGAGTTAGAAGATGCTTCTAGCGAGTTGTCATCGTATGAGACCAAGAGGGATCAATATACTGCCAACATAGATAGCGCCAATACAGCTATTGAGGTTTTGAAAAAAGAGCTAGAAGATAATCAATGGCCAAAGCACTCATCTGAAGCGTACGAAGGTGGGCTGATGAATATACGAGATGCTCGCACAGAGATGAGCAATGCAGAGGAACAGGCAAGTATAATAATCTCCTCCATTGGTGGATTAGTTGATCAGATTGCTCAGCACGAAAAAGACCTAGAGTCTGCCAAGACTGTGGGACTCAAGTATTCTGGGACTAAGATTCATGAGTCTAGGATTTCTAGGGTTAGAGATGTATTTAGGCATGATGGCATTAGTGGCCTTTATGTAAATTCCAAGATGAACCAAATGTGTTCATCTATTAACCAATACCTACAAAGCTTCGGAGCGCAATACCGAGTCAGTGTAGACAAAGATAATGATTTTGTGTGTGACTTTGGATCCAAGAAGGTTCCAGCGTCAGACCTGTCTTGTGGACAAAAGGTAACACTATCTTTGGCATTTAGGTTTGCTGCTTGCGAGATCTTCTCGACAGGAGTGGACTTGATAGTCTTAGATGAACCAACCACATGGCTTGACAGAAACACCATTGCAAATTTTAAAGAAATCATCGAAAGTATTTCAGAACTCTCTGATAGCCAGAACCTACAAATCCTGACTGTTACTCACGAGAGATCTCTGATCCCATACTTTAGACAAACAATCGAATTCTGATGGAAACAGAAAATGATGATAATGAAGAAGATAATCGGTGCCCTATTTGCGATAATATATATCCACACAACCACAACGAGCAGACGTGGAAGGAGTTTGATGACTTTTGGAGCAAATTAGGGAGCGAAAATAAAAAATAACCATGATACAAGTAATCGTAGACATCGAAACAGAACCTCTCTCAAGAGAGGAGATAGAGGCAGTAATGCCTGAGATCAAGGCAGCAGGGAACCTCAAGGACCCAGTAAAGATTGCTGCTGATATTGAAGATAAGAAGGCTAAGTTCTATGACCAAGCAGCCCTAAATCCACTCACAGCAAAAGTGTGTGCAGTGGGTGTCTGGGAAGTAGGCAAGGCGTCTCCAGTACTACATCACTCAAAGGACGAGAAAGACCTGATAACGGTATTCTCTAATCTGTGTGTTGGCAATGTCAGCGGTGTTCCAGAGATTGAGATAATTACATTCAATGGTATCTCATTCGATATTCCATTCTTGTGTAGGAGAGCCCTGAAGTATGGCAAGAACCTATTCCCATGGTTCTTCGGCATTGATGGTTCTCTTTCCAGGAATGCGCCATTGATTGACTTGGCTGCTATTTGGGACTGCCGTAGAAAAGATTACGTCAGTCTGAATGAGCTGTCTATCCACCTAGGGAATGGAACCAAGACAAAGAGCAAGGAATTGTTCTGGCAGACACTCAAGCGAGATGTGAAAGAGGCTGAGGCTTATCTCACACACGATCTGAGTCTGACCTACGAAAATGCAAAATCCATGGGACTTATCAATGACCCACCTGAACGCACTGGAACCTAAGACAGCATTCAAGTTGTTCAGAAAAAAGGCTAATGGAGATATCACGTCTCTGTCAAATTGAGTTGATCAGGCCGCAGATACAGGGTAGTGTCTGGTACCTTGCCAACTGAATAAAAGTAATTGGACCGGTAAATACACAAAAACACAAGAAGATCGTAAAAACAAAATGAAAGTATTATTTATACTAAAACTAAGACATGACTATGACAGTTCTTATGGAGCCAAGGGGTTCTCTAGTGGATTGCAAAACTCAGCGACATTCGTGTCGGACATGCTAAGCAACAATTGCGTAGACTCAAAGATCGAGATTGTCGTGGACGGGAATTCCATCGATAGGGTTGTTACACAGCACAAGCCGAACATCGCTATCATTGAAGCACTGTGGGTAACTCCAGAGAAATTGAAGGAGCTTACTAAGCTGCACCCCAACATCACCTGGGTGATTCGGAATCACTCTGAGATTCCATTCCTAGCGAACGAAGGTATTGCTACGGACTGGGTCTATCAGTATGCACAGATCCCTGGGGTGTTTGTTTCGTCAAATACCGTTCGGTCATGCGAGAACATTTCTGTGTTCACAAAACAGAGAACTGTCTACCTGCCGAACTACTACATCCACAAGAAAGTGGATAAGTTTGAACTTCCTACAGTACATAATGATGTAATTAACATTGGGTGCTTTGGAGCCATCCGGCCACTAAAGAACCAGATGATGCAGGCAGTGGCTGCTATTGACTACGCGGAACGGAGTGGCGAGGTTCTGCACTTCCATATAAATTCCACGAGATTGGAGCAATGGGGTGCGCAGGTATACAAAAATCTAAAGAACCTATTTGCCAACAATGGATACCACGAACTAATCGAACACGAGTGGAAAGATCACAATACGTTTTGCTCTCTCATAAAGAGCATGGACGTTGTACTTGCAGCTAGCTATACAGAAACATTCTGTATCGTTGCAGCGGATGCTGTGTCTCAGGGCGTTCCTGTTGTATCTAGTGAAGACATCTTTTGGCTAAATAGCCTAAAGTGCAACCCAAACGACAGGAAGTCCATTGTCAGAGCTATAATCAAGTCACAGGGTATTTTAAAGCCCCTCTACTTGATGAAGCAGAGGAATTCTCTAGAGAAGTATCTTGGTGATTCTTGGCAGCAGTGGATAGAGCAAGTACGCGATTGACATCCTCCCCGGCCTTTAGGCCGGGGATTCCCACTAAATATGCAGAGCACAATGAAAGTAACAATCACCAGATCTGGAGGGTACTTACGAATAGATCCGATCATTCCAGATCTTCTCGCAAAACTATCTTTCTCTTACACAGTGAGGGATAAAATTAAGAAAAAGTTTTTTGATCAAAAGACTGGAAAGATGCGAGAGGTGTTTGTAGATGGTCCTATTGGTTCTGTTAAGAAGAACCTGTACAAAATAACAAAAGATGGGAATGGGGTAATTACGTACGATGGTCTATTGACCCTAGTAAAGAAAACCCTATTCAAGTTAAAATATGAGATTGATATCCTTGAACCGAATGGTGCTATTTACGAAGAACCAGAAATAACCGAAAGGGTATTTGAAGGTCTCTATCCAGATCAAAAAACTGCGGTAGAGGCTGTCCTGAGTCACGATGGTGGGTGCTTAGTAAATGCAGCAACCAATACTGGTAAGACAAGGATAATCGCGGCACTCTGTAGGGCTTTTAGCAAACACAGGGGATTGGTTGTAACCAACCGCCAATCTGTAGCTACAAAGCTTTATAAAGATCTGCAGGATCTTGCTCCCGAGTGCGATCCAGGCGTCTACCTTTCATCAAAAAAGGCGAAGGGTAGAACTATGGTAATAACATCAAAATCTCTACAAAAGTTTGATCCAAGTAATATTAGTTATATTCTGTTCGATGAGGCGCATTCAGCATCAAGTCCGGTTACGTCAGAGCAATTGTTAAGATTCAAAACATCCAAAAAGTGTGGGTTCTCTGGAACCCTATCTGGTGGATTCAAGGGGCTTTCAAAATACCTTGAGTCTGTTTTTGGACCAACCGTGTTTACCTTAACAGATCAGGAGCTAGAGGAAATGGAAAGGGCTACTCCACTACATGTCTACACTATAAAAGTAGACAAAGGGGTCCAGTTCTCAAAGACAACCCAGAATCTCACAATGGAGAAAAATGGGGTTTGGTACAACCGTCACAGGAACAAGCTACTTAGCGAGTGCGTGAATCTAGTCCCCAAAGACCAACAACTAGTAATCTATGTAAGAACTCTAGCGCACTTAGAGGAATTGATGTCCGACTATCTGAAAGACAGTGGATTTGAGATATACCACGGTAGCATATCTACAAAAGAGAAGATTAGGGTTATGGGTGGATTCAACTCTGGAGATATGAAGAGAATCATCTCTACTGACTGCCTGGCAGAGGGTGTAGATCCCAAGGCGCTGTTTGTGACTATAAATGCCAACTGGACTCAGTCTGATGTTTCGGTCCTTCAAAAAGCTGGAAGAAATAGAAGGTTGACAGAGGGTAAGGGGTATGGAGTAGTAATAGATTTCAACGACATGTGGTGTGAGAGAATGCAAAGAAAATCAAAAACTCGCATAGACCTATACAAATCAAGAGGATACAAATTATTTGAAGATGTCTCACCAGACCAAATACAATTTTTACAAGATGCAACCTGAAGAAGTAGATGCCAGTTCGCTAGCTAGAAAATGCCAGCGAGTCTACGAGTGCTTTAGGGGGCGATCAGCCCCTGGGTACAAGTGCGGCAAAAAGTTTGATAGTGAATGGTTCAAGTTGGCCAATACACTTATTAGACTAAAAGCAGATCCAGTAACCTACCTAGAATCACTTTTTGAGTGCTGGGGTGGTGCTCCATTTGTAAATCAACTGTGCTCCCCGAGAGCACAGAGCATTTACAACAATTATCTCAACAAAGGGAAAACCATTGGCGAGCTGGAGTTTACAAACCAAATAAGATACCTCAATGACGCCATAGCTTTCTATACAAAAACTCATGGAGAAGTCGACAATATTCTTGGTCTAGACTTCGTTCCGGTGAAGGCATATATTCGTATATTGCTATGCAGCGAGGACGTTTTACCAGAGTTTTTAGAAAGATATGGGGCAACTGCATACGCGGAGGTCAAGGCCAACCCATCAATTGACAAATATATAAAGGATACCTATGTCTCAAGATACAACAGATTATTTCCACAAAGACTTTCAGAGGTCGATGATAGCGCACACGATACGCTGCCCGAGCCTTCTAAGGTACCTGCACGAAGGCAGATTTACCCACAACGACGTAGAGCTACCGATTCATAGTGGAATCTTAATTGCAGCCAAAAAGATACTGAATGTTCAGGGGGTAGTACCCACCGAATGTATCCCAGTAGAACTCCTGGCAATGCATCTCAAGGAGATGATTGAATCAGGAGATATTTTGGCTACAGAAAGAAAACCACTAATAAGAGAGGTTGAGGCAATCTATGACATGAAACTCCACGAGGAGTACTTCCTTAAAATTCTTCCTGCATTTCTGTCTGAGATAAAAATTTCAAGATTGATCAGTGGATATAAGAAGGGTACGCCACAGGAGTTTGCCAGTAAGATATCTAAGGCGCTTGAGGAATCAAAACCAAGTAGTTCAAAATCTGTATCCATAAAGCCTCTTATTGATTGCCAGATGTCCGATGTTCCGGTTGAGTATGTCCCATGCGGGATTAACGCAATTGACTCTAGGATGAATGGCGGTCTTGGTAAGGGGGAGTTTGGAGTAGTTTGCGGTGTTTCTGGTTTAGGCAAAACAACCGTAGGGATTAACTTTTGTTGGGGAGCTTGCCTCTCTCACAAGAAGACACTACTAATCACCCTAGAGCTGCCACAGAAGAAGATCTCAGAAAGGTTGTATTCCAGAATGACCCAGGTTGATTACAACAGGATCAGGTATGGTGATGATGGTGACATGGATAAAGTTAGGGATGAGGTTCATCAGATTAGGGATACATTTCCCCTAGAGGTTAGAGCAAACTTTGATATCTGGGATTATTCAGAGGAAGCTTGCTCCCTCAAGATGATAGAAAATCGATTGGCTGGACTGTCCCCTGAGGAGATGCCAGACATGATCTTCCTTGATTGGCTAGACGCCCTCGAAACAGACCCATCAGATAGAAGCAATGGGTATGTATCCAGAGAGCTGCGACACCAGCTTCAGAACTACTCTAAGGGATGCTCTGACATCGCAAAGAGATTTAACGTGGCATTTTGGACAGCAACCCAGGCAAATGCCAAGGGGGATGGACAGAGAGAAGTCCGTATGTCAAACGCAGCAGAGGGCTTTAGTAAGTCATGGCGATGCTCAGTCTTTCTTGGAATCGGCGCAACTGACCAAGACAGAGAGGGCGGGAGAATGACAGTTAAGGCAGGCAAGATGCGAGACGGACAGATATTTGAATCACAAATTCTCGCAAGGCTAGACAAACAGACCTTTGAGGATATCCCACCAGACCTGCTCAATGCAGTTCCAAGTGCGGCAAATTTTACTCCAGTAAATAGACGAACACAGAACACACGATAGTATGGAATACACAGAACAACGACCAATACAGCAATGGCCAATTGGAAAAGTTGGAGACTCGGCGGACCTAGGAGAAATAGTAGGTCTTGAGTTATACTCCTCAGAGATGGACATAACCTATCAAGAGGACGACGACAGAGAGGCAATTGTCATTGCGACATTTGTCTCACCAGATGATGAAATAAATGTTTATAAACTCCCCTTTGACCCGGTGCTGTTCTCTCAGCTTTCTGAGATCTTCAGGAACTATGCGTTGAAGCACATAAACAACCTAGGAACCCCTGCCCAGGAATATAGGGCAACAAAAACCAAATACGGATACGAATTCGATCTCACATGAGTCTATCCTTTGAAGAAGTAGAACGAGTCTTTCCTGAAGCTCAGCAGACTTTTTCCAGGGATCATACAGAATTCACCGTACACTGTCCACGCTTCCACAAGAAGGGTGGACGGTATAAGATGTCCATCAACGCTGACACTGGCGCATACATCTGTCACGACTGCGGACACGCCGGCAATGCCTACAAAGACTTCTTCGACGAGGGTCGTCAATTCTTTATAGGAATGAAGGTTCGTAGACCCAAAGACTCTGAGACATCGTGTCAGGTATATCGATCAAACAGAACAATCTGGAAAGACGATATTCCTGTCCCTGGTGAGATGGTAAAGATGAGTAGTCTTGAGGACAATCATCCCGCTGTAGAGTATCTAACCCAAAGAGGCATCTCTATGGAAGATGCTGACCGATTCAAGTTGTCATACTGTACTGATGGTACATATAGGTTCAGTGACAATATGGGAACTACCTCTGGGAGAATTATATTCCCCGTAGTCATGGCTGGTACCCTTATGGGGTGGCAGGCACGACAGGTGGAAAAGGTAAATGATCGCGGGGATAGGATGATCTGGAAGGGAGATGCCTTCGGTTGGGACATAATGGAAAAGATCCCGCTTGAGGGTGGTGGGTTTCATTGGTCAGATCACCATGTCCCAAAGTATTATACTTGCCCTGGAATGCAGCGAGCAAGATCCCTATTTAACTTTGATAAAGCCGTCAAAAATGAAGGATATGTCGTTGTTACTGAAGGGCCAATTGATGCTCTAAAGGTAGGGTGCTGCTCTGTCGCCACCTTTGGAAAGAAACTAACACGAGATCAAATTAGGATAATTTGCACCAACTGGACTAAGATCATTATGATTTTGGACCAGGATGTAAATACCCAAGACGAATGGTTCAAGAGACTTGAAGATTCGTTCAAGGGGGTATATCTTTTAACTATGAAGCTTGAAGGATTCAAGGATCCAGGTGAAGCACCTAGGTCGGAAATCTGGAAGCAGATTGAAGCAAAATATGGAAACCCAAATGACTACCGCCCAAAAGTACCCTGATGACTTTGAAGATATAATCTATCAATCAATGCTCTCTATGGAAAGCGACAATGGTGTTGTTCACCTTCCTGACGTGATCAAACTCGTCAGTAAGAGAGTGAAGGCCAAGATCAATCCAGAAAGCGTATTCATCTTTATGAAGCGCATGTGCGAAGAGGGTATGGTAGAGAAAGTTTCCCACAATCACTACAAAGCGATTGAGTTCGATCCGAACTTCTCGTTCAGTTAATAGTACTGCGCCTACCCATTGGTAGGCTATCGTAGATCGCCACAGCCCCGCGCAAGGGGCTCGTTGCGTCTGCACACAAACACACACAGAAGTATGAGCGCACCAACTAAATTAAGTATATTGCCACTCCACACTCATACAGCGTATAGCCTTATGGATGGAGTGTCAAAAATAGACGAATACATAAAGTACTGCCAGGAGAATGGGATTGAGGCTTGTAGTTGCACTGACCACGGGTATGTCCTTGGGCTATATGACCTCATAACCAAGACCTCAAAAACAGATATTAAAGGGATACCAGGTGCAGAAATATACCTTCTTCCCCACAAAGAATACAACGTAGCACCAGGCAAAAAGGCATTCAAATATTTTCATCTAACCCTATGGGCGATGAACCAAACTGGGTATAAGAACCTACTTGCTTTATCAAATGCTTCATGGGGCCCAGGTAGGGTTGTAAACATATTTGGAAACTTGAAGCCCAGGGTTGCTTGGGAAGACCTAGAGGAGTTCAATGAGGGAATCATCTGCGGCAGTGGATGTATTGAGGGGCCTATTGTAAAGCCGTATCTTCGTGGAGAGAATGACATGGCCGCTTATGGCCTAGAAAGGCTCATGGAGATATTCGGATCGGACAATAGGCTATTTATGGAGGTAATGCCCCACAACGTCGATAGAGACTGGGAGACAAAGGGAGTTATACAAGTAGAGGGAGAAAATGGATTTATGTATACCTTCAAGGAAACAGATATGCTAGAAACAGACATCGGTACGATTTCTGCTCTAGAGGCTTGCACCAGGAAAGTTACTGAGGTATTTTCATCCCTCAACGACAGACCACAAGAGTTCCCTCTCTCCAATCGAATAATTGACTCTCCAATGAGCATAAGCGAAGAAGAGTTATACGAACTCACTGGTCCAACAAGGATAATTGAAACGCATGAGAGTTAACAAAAGCAGCTGGAGAAAAGTAGAGAGAGGTATGTTCGTGCGAATGGAATGCTCTCCACAAGCACAGCATGGCGACTTACAGAAAGCGGGCAATGAGCTCATCATGAAGATCGCTAAGAAAGAAGGTCTTCCTCTTCTGCTTACTTTGGATGCTCACTTTGTGAATAAGGACCAGAAGGTTGTTCAAGATCTCCTACTGCAAAACGGTAGGGGGGAGGACGGCGGTCTCAAGTTCTTCACAAAGTACTACCAATTAAACACAGAGGAAGCTTGGGATAAGTGGAAGAGTCTGCATGGCAATACATCAGCTCAATTTGTAGAGGGGGTAGAGAACAACCATGCATTGGCAGCAATGTGTGAGCGTGTACAGCTCAAGAAGGAATACCATCTTCCAGAGGTAGAGATGTCCAGAGAGGTTATCGAACTGGACTGCGATCTGGATACCAAGTACAAGCACCACCTATTTGATCTGATCACTAGATATGGTCGTCTACCAGATGATCCTGTCTACAAGGCTAGAATCAAGCAGGAGGTAAAGCTGATCGCAGAGAATGGTAAGGTAAACCTTCTCCCATACTTCTTTGCACTACACGATTTTTGCGAGACAGCTAGGTCTATTGGGATTGAGATTGGTGCTGGTCGAGGTTCTGCTGGAGGTTCGCTTCTGGCATATCTCTTGATGATCACCCATGTTGATCCCATTCACTATGGATTGTCCTTTGACCGATTCCTCTCTATGGGACGAATCAACAGAGGAAAGCTGCCAGATATCGATGTGGACTTCAGTGACCCAGGTAGGCTTGTTGAGTGTCTTAAGGCAAAGCATGGTGACAAGTTCATCAGGGTTTGTACTACTGGCACCAACAAGGTCAAGAGCGCAATCAAAGACGTATCTAGGGTTCTGTTGAATACAAAGGAAGATGAGGCGATGAAGCTTCGTGTGGACAATCTATGCAAGACGATTCCAGATATCCCACAGGGGTTTAATGATCTCTTGGGTTGGCTAACTGGGTGGACAGATGACGATGGTATAGTCCACATGGGGGAGATAGAAAACAACAAGGAGCTTGGAGAGTTCTTTGATGAATTTCAGGCTGTGAGGAATCTTGTGTTTCAGGTTCTTGGTATCCCTAAATCACTTGGAAGACATGCTAGCGCATATTGCTTGTCTGACGTGCCGATTGTGGAGATTGTCCCTGTCTGTACTATCAACAACGAAGACTGTACTCAGTTTACAATGGAAGCTGTTGAGGCTATGGGGCTTATCAAGTTCGATCTTCTAGGACTCAATACCCTAAAGGATATTGGCAACTGTGTTAAGCTCATCAAGAAGCGTCACAAGATCTCAGTGGATATTTACAAAATCCCAGAAGACCCTTTGATCTTTGATGAGATCTGCCAAGGCAGAACCGAAACTGTCTTCCAGTTCAAAGGCCCAATTCCAACACAAACCTGCATGCAGGTTCAGCCTAGGAGCGTTCTAGATCTAGCAGCCATCACCGCAGCATGTCGTCCTGGTACGATGTATGCAGAGATGATTGATGAGGAAACCAACGAGAAGACTACTCTCATTGATCTTTGGATTAAAAGGCGTCAGGGCATAAAAGCTGTTACGTTCTTACACCCAGACCTTGAAGATATCCTGTCGTCCACTCATGGTATCGTTTTGTTCCAAGAGCAAATTGCTGCCATGTTCCAAAAGTCTTGTGGCTACACAGGAGAGCAGGCTGACGAGATTCGAGAGATCATCGGCAAGAAGAAGGCTGACAAGATGAATGAGATTCTACCAGATATCCGCAGAAGGCTTGCAGATAGAGGGTGGAATGCAGAGCAGACATCAGCCTTCGTTAGTCTTTGTATAGCTAGTAGCTCGTACTCTTTCAACCTTAGTCATAGTGTGGCGTATTCCTATATGGCATACATCTGTGCTTGGCTCAAGGGTCACTATCCTCTTGAGTGGTGGACTGCTATCCTGCAGAACTCTACTCATGAAGATCTAGAAGAGAATGCAAAA